AGAGACTAGGGACACTACGGTGAGCCCAAAGCATCCTCCACTTACAATAAAAGTAAGTGATGATATAGTCCGACCCTTATGGAAACATAAGTAAAATGTGATAGCCATATCACAATGGAGCTGCTACCGGCCTTGCATTTGGAGTTAAAGAGGGAATGAAAATTAATCCAAGTCTACGAGTGATACAGAGAGAAATCTGTAGATCTCACGGTATAGATGAATCAGATGCCAAAACAACTGAGTTTGATTATTCATTGTCTCATCTGGCCAAGCAAGGTGTATTGCTATTAAACACTACTCTTACTGTTACTAAAGGTAAGCCAAATTCCCATGAGCAAATCTGGGGCTGGTACACCAAAGGAATTGTTAGAGAGATATGTAATGAGTTAGATGGAGTCATCTTTTTGTTATGGGGTAAGTTTGCACAGCATGCTTTCGGAGCCATAATCAAAGAAGTGAATTCTTTCCACGACAAATCACATATCATATTTGCTGCATCACATCCTGCAGCAGAAGTCTATGGAGGTAATGCCAGATTCATTGGGTGTAATCATTTCATTAAAGTTAATGAGATAATTGCAGAGCCAATTGATTGGTTTAAGTTACCAGAGAAAAAGGAGGATGAGTTAGAATCTCAATTTAATTTACTATGAACGATACTGAACAACAGATTAATGCTGTATGCAATCAAATCAAAACACTCTTACTTTTAAAGAACAAAGCTTACGGGGACTCAGCACTTGAGCCCGTAAGAATCTTTTCGAAGAATAGTTCTATCGATGGACTACTTGTACGAATTGATGATAAGCTATCTCGAATCAAGAATATGGGGGTTTCTTCAGCAAGTGAAGATACTCTTATGGATTTGATTGGGTACTTAGTTCTTTTGAAGATTCAATTGAATAAAAGTATGAGCAGTGGTTTTGAAGCTATGGCTAAAGAAACTCAGAAGAAAATAGTAGATCAGTTAGGGTTACCAAAGATGCCACCTACCTATTGGCAAGGTACTCATCATGATATCGATAAGATTCGATACACTAACGGTACTATGACAGGGTATTAAAAAGAAAGGGGCTAACGCCCCTTTTTTATTGCCGTGTTTATTGTGTGAAAAACTTGAGTGCTTCTTCTGGACTAAAAGATTTAGAAAGACCATTAGATATTGGTAAAAGCTTGTTACCCATAGCAGCTGTTTTAGATTCACCTTTTAAATGTCCATTACTATTTTTTTGGTAGAAAATCTGCTTAGTATCTTCATCGTCTAACTCTACATCAAGTGCTAGTTTTATTCTGTATGGAAGCTCTTCTGTTAGAAGTTGATCTATCAACAATGCTGCATCTACGATTGGTCGGCTAAGTGCTGTTGGAGATGCAATGAATCTGTAGAATTCTGCTGGATTCCAAAACTGAGCTAACTCTGCTTGCATTCTCAAAGCTTGATAGGCAAAAAATGCTGTTGCAAATTGATCATCTTCTTCATCGTCGTCATCTAACATTCCAAGTAGAATGGTACCTATTACAGTTACTGCAACTAACATTGATATTTCTGCAGTAGTTCTTTTAACATTAGGCTTTTCAAAATCTTCAGAAAGCATCTGGTATACAGATCCAAATTTAAAACCTTTACTTATTGACTCTCTCATGTACCGTACAAAACTTGTGTACATACCTTCTGTAATCGTATCAGTCTCTGTGTCAATGTGTAAGCCAGTACCAATGCCGTATCCGAATCTTCTACGAAGACCTGGTTGGAAATATCTTCTGTACATAGCAAGAGCTTTACCCCACCATCTTCTGTTGATTAATGGGTCATCAAAGTCTGTTTTGATTTGGTTAGTCTTCTTGTATACTCCAGATATTAAGTTGATGATGTTTATTTTTTTGTAGTTAGCTACTCTAGAATCTAGATCCCACTTACCTGTTTTCTCATCTTGTTTGTACAAGTCCCACAGGTTAGCTTCAGAACCATCTTCATTCTTAATAACTTCTCCATTAACATCTTTCAATTTTCCTTTCAAAGAATCTGCAATTGCTAATCCACGAGTAACAGCAGTTTCATGTTCAGCCATGTGCTGTGCAAAGAATAATGCATCTCTACCCATAGCTTTAAAAGCTCTGTTACCAGTCTTTTTAGTTTTGTAGTCATTTAAGGCATCCCCTAAAATATCAAACTCAGCTATGAATCTAGAAAGTTTTGTATCCGGGGAGAACTTACCCATATCCTTAACTGTGTCTCCACTAAGAAGCAGCTTTCCGTATGTAAGTTTAGCCCAAGTTAAATTCTTAGCATTAAAGAACTGCCCAGCTACTGCTTCCTCCATCAACTTTTCGTTATCAATCAAGTACTGGTTACCTGCTTGCAAGAAGTTAAGAGACAATTGATTTAAAGCTGTAAAGGTAGTAAGCTTGTTAATGATTTTATTACCACTAATAGTTGCATTACCTATGTTGATACTAGATTTGATTTCAGATTCCCCAAAGAAAATCTTATCAATGAATTCTGATAAGTGTTGGAAGTTATTAGACACTTCTCCTTTACGTCTAGTATGTCTTGTAACTCCTGCTTTACGTGCAGCAGCACTTAAGAATGGAACATTGTTAGCATTAACTTCAAGCACTTCACGTCGTTCAACGATGTCTCTCATCATGATAACAGCCCCAGTAATCTCAGACTTTCTCTTAAACATGTTTGCCATTCCTGCATAAAGTACAATAGTACTTCCTATGTCATGGCTTACAAATTTTGCATCTGTAGGGTTGCTGTAAAATACAGGTACAATTTTATTTCGTTGCTCTTTGTTAGCATTGATAGACATTCCATAAGAGTCGTCCGTTTCTAAGAAACTAAATTCTCTTTTGGCAAAGTGAACAGCTGATTTGAAAACATTATAACTATCCTGCTGTATTTTTTCTAATCCTTGTGATTCAACAGATGGTACTACGTAAGACACGTCATCCCAATCATTTTTTAAAGGAGTTTGTTTACCTACTATTCTTTGCTGTCTATGATATACATCTAAGAATCCTTTGTAATATGCACCAGCGGCTCCTATAGGATTTCCTGATGCATCAATTAATTGGCTGTATCTAGGATTAGCATAGTTAGAGTTAGGACGTACTGCCATACCCTTGTACTGATCATTCACAGAGTCATAGATTCTTCCAATCTGACTTTTTAAATCGATTATCTGAGCTTCGTATGCAATATACAAATCAGGATTAGTACCTTCTACAAGTTTGGCTTTAGCACTTACATCTCTCAATCGTGCAGTCAGCTTATCTTTAAGCAAAGCTCCTTCTTCAGTTCTTACTGTGTTTCTGTTATACCACTTAGCTACTTCTCTAAAATATGAAACTCCTTTATCGGATTTTTTCCACTCTTTGAATACTTCGTAGTCTACGTTCTTAGGCATCTCATATTTTTCAGCCAACGTTTTCCTCATGCTATATTCGTCCTCGTGGAATTTAGTAACATCATAAGGTTGAACAAATGATAAGATTTCCATTCGTTTTTTAAATCCTGTTTTAGGATCATCTACGTAGTAAACTTGAGTCTCTAAAATTTCAGAGTTAAACTTCTTAGGATCTATATCAGTTCCTTTGTAGTTTGCGTACTCTCTATAGATTGGAGCAAGCTCGTCTATTATTTCTCTTGTATCAGCTGAAGCTTGGTACAGTTTATTTTTAACCATGCTTCCGAATAACTGCAGAGTAACTTGAGTAGAGTACATCAATGGGTCCATGTAGACAGAGTAGCCACTCTTGTCTGTCTGAGCTTCACGTAATTCATTTAATAGAGTTTCTCTTCCAAGTTTTTTGTTTTCAAGTTGCTCTATGTTTAACTCTATAAGTTCGTTTTCGTACTCTTCTTTAGTCAGCTCATCTTCTTGGAATCTTTTCTTTAAAGCATCATACTTTTCATCTTTTATAATTGATATCAATCTTCGATTGGTCTTTATATTATCAATTGTATTTTGAAGTAAGCTGTCAATTTCTGGAGTAACATAGTCAAGTAAAATATCTACTTGTACTTCTAATCCAATCTTGTTGTAGATCTTCTGTTGTCTCTTTAAGCTTTTAATTAAGTCTGCAACTTTCTCCTCCATCTCAGTAAGCTTAGAGCTTTCTTTACCTTGTCTACCTAAAGTATCTTTCTTTTCTAGAATAGACTCTTCAATCTGAGATAGGACACTTCTTTCCCCACCCCCAAGTAAATCTTTAATAAGGTTACCTACATTGAGCATGTCTCTTTGGATAGCAAATTTATCGTCTTCTGATAAATCTTTAATGGTATCTTTTTGAGCCACTACAGCATTCAAGGATTCTCTGTTCAATTTAACAGCTCGATTCAAGTAGTCTAAGAAGTTTGAGAAGTCTTCAATCTTTTTAACTTCTCTCATTGTCTTAATGTGAGCTCGTAAGTTAGCAATGACTTCGTCATTCTTAACAGGCATCGACTCAAACTTATCTAACTGTACTTGCAAAGTTTCTGACACAGCTCCTACCATGTCTCTGAAGTCTTTAAGCTTTGCATCTATAGCTCTACTCTCTTGTATCTCTTCACTTAGTTCTCCAGTAAGTTCTCTAGTATCCAGCTTTTTGCTTAACAGTTTGTCTACTAAAAGTTCTAAGGCATCATCGTTTAGCTTAAACTCATTTTTTATAGCTCTGAGTAACTTTCTAATGATAGTAAGTAACTTATCTTTAGAATTTGCTGGAGCTGTTCTTAAAGCAGCTTTCATACCGATAGCAGTTACCAAAGCTTCTTTTAAAATAAACTCGTCAGACTTGTCTGAGTACAATTCTCTAATTTGTCTGTAAAGTTCTGTCTCCAGTATCATCTTGGAAGCTTCCTTTACAAGCTTGTTGTTCTCTCCTAATAAATCTATAAGTATGTGTGCAAACTCATGGTAGTGAGTATCTTCTGCCATTATTGTGGGGTTAAGTTTTATCTCAACAAGATTATCCTCTACCTTTTCCACCGTTCCTTTTTGACTCATCTTTGAATCAAACCTTACTTTTACATTTATTCCAGCTGATGCAAAAGTTTCTTTCAAATGCTTAAGCTGTTCTTCAACAGTAGGGGTTACTGTAAATTTATCTCTCTTAGCTTCTGCAGCTGATTGTTCTACGGTTCTTAAAGATGTATCTCTTTCTGGCCTTGCAATAGTTTTGTTTGCTCGATTCTGTCTAACTACTTCTTTTAATCTGTCATCAGACATTGTAGGGATAGTAATTTCTCTGGCAGCTGAGTATACTTCAGTGTTAAGTATATCATCATTAAACTCTAGAGATATTCTATTATTTGATAATTGAGAAGCTGAAAACAATGGCATACCAAAGTGTCTAGCAATAGTGCTATTCACAATGTTTACCATGTTATTAGGGTCAGACAATTTACCCTTTGCTATAAACGTACCGTTAGCCGTTACTGTAAAAGTCTCTGGGAACCCATCAAGTAAAGCATACTTAACGATCTTTTCATTAGAACTTTGAGTAGTTTTTTCAGCCTCTACAGCATTGAATAGATTTTCAAATCTAATAGATCTAGTAGGATGCTCTTGTCCAAAGGTTTCGTAAACTTTACAGGCCATATTCACTTATTTTTATAACATACATAGCTGAGCTACATCATTAGTTGATTCTTTATTAACAGAAGCATCGTAAATTAACTGAGCTAAACTAAGAGCTTCGTTTATTGGAACGTCGTTACCAATAGTTTTTATATTCAAGAAGTCTCCACCTACGATATGCTTTTTGTTATTATTAACTTTTCGTAAAGATAGGTATTTTGCAGTAGAATTTTTATTACTGTAGGTGCTATCATCCATAATATATACATCAGTCTTACCTTTATCATCTCTAAGGATTAATATTTTAGGTACGTTTTTTCCGTATTTCTTAATGGGAACATTAACTTCAGGTTTCAAAAGTTTACCTGCTGCTAAATTACTTCTTTCTACTAAGTTACTTCCTCCAGGACGTATTTCACCAAAAATTCTGAAGAATCTTATCAAATCTTCCCCTGTAAAGTATGAACTGTTTTGCATCTTCATGCTTTGCTCATGCATATACTCAGCAATGCTTATAGGTTTTAACTCTTTTCCTTGTGTATCTAATTTCCCTATACGATCTAAAGGTTGGGTATAGAAATTTGCAGGAAGTAAATCTGCAAAGTTATATGCAGAAGTTCTAAATCCGTTGCTGATAAAGGTGTGCATAGCTATCTTGAATCCAAAAGTTCTGATTTGATCTGCTTTTGCTTTGTAAGATTTCTTTTCTTCTTCTGATGCAGTTCTGCTTAACTTCCCTAAGTAAGCTTCTGGTCTGTACAAAAGATTAGTTAAGTCATCTTTTATACGTTGCTTTTCTTTTGGGGCATATTGTTGAGTAGCATCAAAGTTTAGAGTTCTGAATCCTTTAAACTTAACATTATCATTGTCAGCTTTAATTTTAGATAGAAACTCGTTAGCTCTTAGGTTTGGGAATTTTTTAACAATGTTATCTAGTTCCCCTAAAAGTGTAAGACTATTTTTACTTGGCTTGTAGGTAGCATCGCTGTAAGCTTTATCAAAGTAAACTCGTAATGGAGAGTCTGGTCTAGATAAGACGGTAAACATGATTGCAGGATTAACTTCTCTGTGCATATCTGCTGTGAGATTTTCCTTACCTATCATAGCTTTTACAGTTTTCTTAAAGCTCTTTACTTGAGAAGATAAAGTCATTGGGAACAATATGCTTGCTACATCCAATGTTTCTTGTATCATTTTGTAATAGCCTCTTGAAAGTCCGTATGCAGAATCTTCATCTAAAATTTGTTCTACTACATTCTCATCCATAGATCTACCATAGAATGCAATAGGAGCTCTTTGGAATTTACCTTCTGCAGGATTCATGAATCTATCTTTTCTTTCTAAGAAAGCTTGCATAGATTCAATTCTATTCAAACCATCCATAGTATCAGGAGTAATTACTTTAAAGAATTCTTTAAGCTGTTGACCAGCTGCATAGAATTTCATAAAGTTTGACAATGCAGTTGCTGGACTTACTTTAAAATCCGTAATAGCTTGTCTATTCATTGATTTAGTTTTCTCAATGTCCTTGTAGTTAGGAGGAAGTGTAGTACCTGTGGTATCTATATTAAACTCTTCTGCAACTGCACGGTATGCATTGTTGATTTGAGTTAAATTTGAACCATAGTTAATTGACATGATATCTACAAATCTTCTTATGATTGGTTGATTTAAGAAATCATGTAAAAGCTTTGTATCCCCAAAAAAGTTAATCCAATAGTTCTCTACAGGGAATGTAATTATGTTGTCATTGATAACATATTGCAATGGATCTTTTGTGGTATCTACAGCAGCTGATAAATAACGGCTGACAATTTTATCTGTAACAACGTTATTATCATAAGTAGCATTTTCATTTTTAACTTTAGATAGCAACTTTGTATTTATAACTTCTCCTTCAATCTTTACTGCAAAACTGTCAAAGACATTTACTTCTAAGTTTGTAGCTACGTTACGACCGGCCAGTGCATTTGCCCATAGTCCTCTTAGTTTAACCCCTAAAAGATTTCTGATTGAACTTTGAGTTTCATATTCTCCTCCTGTCCACAATCGGCTAATAGCTAGCTCTGGTCTTCTTTCTATTAATGAATTACGAATAGATGGAAGAGCTGTTGAATCCAAAGGACTTAAAGTTTCTAAGAAGTGATGAGAGCTAGATAAAACAGCTTCTATTGTATCTAGCATTACATTGTTTAGTTGAGCATCTGATATACCTTTTAGCTTACTTAAATCTCTGTATACTTCCTCGTAATCAGCAGTTGCTTTAGCCATTACAGTAGTAGTGATAGTGCTTCCGTCAGGGTTTGTAATTGTAACTTGTCTCTCCTCTAACTCTGGGAAAAGCAAAAACATTTTATCGACGTCAAAGTCAGATCCCATTAACTGTGCTAGCTGTGGTGGAACTATTATCGATTTCTCATGATTCTTTGGCAAGATAGCTTTGATCCTAAACATGATCATAGATGCCTTATCTTGGTTAGGGATACGGTAGGCAAATAACTTTCTTAAAGATTCTGGAATTTCATCAAGTGAATATTCTCCTTCAGGAAGGTTAAACTTTCTTAGTACATCTTCACGAACCATTATTTCAGCAGACGATAATCTTAGTCCACTTTTATTCTTAGGATTGTTATGAGGTACAATTTCTAAGAACTGCAAAGTATCTAAAGTTCCAACATCATCTTTAGTAATTTTCATAGCTCCTAGAGTACTTGCTTGAACAGCCTCGTAGCCTGGGAGTCTTTGCTTAAATACATTGTTGTTGTATATGCTAAGCAATGATGATTGGAACTTTCTTCCAAATACTGGGAAGTCTAACGGTATAGAGAACTTAGGTATTCCTGTAGTCGGATCGATAGTAATGTTTAAAGCTTCAAGATAGTTTTCACTTACATCTGCTTCTACTACTTGTCTTTCTATAATACCTCTAAGCCTCTGCATAAGCTTCAACTTAGCATCTTTGAATTCCTGAGTTTTTAAAATCTCATCTATTACAACTTTGCCCTTTTTATTTGTAGCATTTTTAAGTTGCTCAACGATCTTTTTAAATTCTGTTAATCCGATCTCTTCGTTTACTGTTGCTATGTCTCTGTTGATTCTTTCTTCAATAGCTGCATGATACATGGCAAGCATTGACTTTCCAGAGATAGTAGTCTCCTTCAAAAAGTTTCTAGGATCTTCTTCCATACCAGCATTTAAGAAGTATATGTTAGAAGGATCTACGTTAGCAATAGCATTCTTCTTTGCTTGTCTATTGAATATTGCAGTTAGCTCTTTCTTAGATTCTGGGATGATTTGTGGGAATCTAAGTTTACTTGTATCATGAGTAGCAAGAACAATATCAGTTAGGCTTCCTGGTACATGCTGACCTTTTGCATCTAGCTTTGTTTTAAAGTCGTACACATTAGCAACTAATGTTTTCTTAGCAGAAAGAGCATGTGCTACTGATATTTTAGGAAGACCTGTATTTGCATATGGACTGCCAATCTCCAAAGGATTCATTTCCAATCTTTGTCTTAAGTCGTCAAGGATTGGGAATCTTTCTGTGTGTTCTTTTAATGCTACGAAGTAAGCAGTTTTATGAGTTTCAGCAACAGTAACTCCACTTACATTTTTTAAATCTTCAAAGTAAGGTTTCATAGGAAGTACAGGCACATGATCTCCAATAGATGCTCCTGGAGGAAGTTTCTTTGCATATTGTGCAAGACCTTCTTCACTCATAGGAACTCTAGGCCCATAGATAAATCTTCCTGTTTTATTATAGTTAAGGTAAGCATCTTCATGATACTCTTTCCATAACCCACGTCCTTGCATTATACTTCTATAAAAATCCATAGAGATTATTGCAAAAGCATTTGTCTCTTCAAATTCACCTGGATTATATCCGTATAAATCTTTAAGATCTTCTTCAGTATAAAGTCTTTGACCTTTAGAGTTTACCATGTTTCTTAAAGTGTTCACAGTTCTTGACACATAGTCTTGAGCTGCTTCTTTAATTGCTTGAGTAATATCTAATCTAGGGTCTAAGAATGTAAAGTCAGTAAAAGTAGGATCGGCTCCATAAGATTCTGACATCCATGTAACTTTGTTCCCTGCCTCTTTAGCTGATAGTGTATTTTTAATTCCCAATTTTACCCCAGGAGTAGAAAGCAATCTTTGACGTTTTGTAAAGTCATCATTGTTTTTAAACAATGCTCTGTTACCTCTAGTCATTTTGATTATCTCATTTCTTCCTAAGTCTTCGTGAACTAAAAAGTCTTTCATCATTTTTACCATTGCTTCTCTTCTAGACTCTCTGGTAATTCCTTTTCCTTTATCTACTAATGTTCCCCACTTCTGCAAATCTTTCTTTCCAATTTCTAACCCTCTATCAGCCTCTAATATTTTATCAGCTAGAGATTCTGCCATGTTGTTGTAAAATTTACCCAAGTCAGCAGTCATTCTCTTCAACTCGATTTCATACAGCTTTAAAGTTTTATCTAAAGGAATATTGTTCTTCTTGTATTCAAGATATCTTTTAGTCTCTCCTGACATTTTTTTAATTACACCGTCAGTCTTTAAGACTACGTCTGTAACAATTCTTTCATTGTTCTCGTAGATACCGTCAAACTGCATGTACTCACTTGAGATACCTCTATTAGCTCCAGATGTATATCCTTCTAATTTTACTGCATTAGGATCATCAATGATCTGTTGAGCTTTATCTATACGTAAAAAGTCTTCTAAGATTCCTCTTTGAAATACTTCAGCATAGCTTTTAAGATTTAAATTAGGATCGTCATGCCCTTTGATTCTAGGCATAGGTAAGAAGTCTGTACTAGTTCTATCTCCTGCTGCAGGGATTACTACTTTACAATATTTCTTATCTCCATTGTTTAGATACTCTTGAATTCTAGCTAACACAGCTGTTATTTCATCAAAGTCTTCATAATCTGTTGCATCGTCGTGACGATCTTTAACAGCATCTACAGTAGGTACTTTAAAATTTTGTGCAAACTCTGGGTTGTGAAGCAAGTGTCTAAACAAATGGCTTAACCCTAGCTCGTTGCTGTATACAAAAACATCTTGTTTATAAAATTGCAAAGCATCTGTACCATTCTTTTCAATATCTCTTTTAATATTCTGAACAATATCATCCAAAGGTCTGGTTAAGTTGGTAGGATTCATTAATGAACCTGTAGCACTTACAAAACTTTCTGACGTTTTACTTAAAAATAATGGAGTAAGTTCTGATAAAAATTTAACCCCTGATCCTTCAATATCAAAATAAGGAATAACTGGAGCAGGTGAATTTCCAAATGTAAGTTGATTCTTTAAAACAGAAAAGTTTACTACTCCTTTACGTACCATTGAGAATAAACTACCATTAGTTACAATGTAATCGTACAAGTCTTTACCATCTCTTAGTACTGTCTTGGATTTTGTTTTTACATAGATACCCTTGTCAATAATGTTTTGTAGATTTTTGATAGTATCTTGTATATCAGATTTGTTACCTAGGTTCATACCTAACTCCCAAATCAAACTTGCTAAACTAATTACTGCTCTAGACGGAGTCCCATCTTCATTTGATTTAAATCTTACTTGTTCTTTAGAAGATATTGCAGATTGTACTCTTTCAAGAGCAACTTTAATTCTTTCTACTTTTGCTTTTTTAAGACTGAATGTAGCTATCTCAGACTCTTCATCAAAGTTCTTTACATACAAAGCTCTATTTAATTCTGAAGTATCATACTCTTGGCCCCCTACTTCCACTGCTTGCTCTCTCCATTGAGATGCAAGTTTAGACTGTGTTGTTAGGGTATTGGCATTTATTACTTTAGAATCTTCCCCAAGTATAATTAAATCAAAGTCTCGTATTGTATTAGAGAATGCACTGAACAAAAGTGCTCTATCATCAGCAGGTAATGTGTCAATTTTTGTACTAATAGATAGGTAGTCTGGACGATGTCTTGCATAGTTCTTCAACTTTATCTCCATATCTATGAAGTCTTGAGAATCTGCCCACAACTCTAAAAGCTGCTTATAAACAAATGGAAGTTCGTGGTAGATAGGTTGATTTGTAATGTATTTATTTTTAACATTCTTTGTAAATACTTTTCCATCTACTTCAATCTGTTCAGTTACAGGTATTCTTCTTAGTACAGTTTTTGCTCGTTGACTTAATCTTTTAGAGATAGCTACAGCATAGTGTACTTGAGAGTGCTTCTTTTCTTCTACTCCGTCTAATGCTTCAAGTGTAGAATCATCTGCGGCATCAAAAGTATCATCCTCTTCGTAAGTTACTTTACTCGTTTTAGAGCTTACAACATATCCAAAATCTTTTAACTCTCTTGTTACAAAATCTCTCCAAGCCGGTACGATTGTATTGCCTGTTTTAGCTTCAAACTTACCGTTCCAGTTTTCAATTATGTCAAATATATAGTCTCTTCTTTGTCTAGTTTCTGCAACTAATTTAAGGTCTCTAGGACTAGGATCTACTGGTACAGCAGGGAAGTTATTTAGGCTAACTTTGTTTGCTAAGTTATGAGCTTTGAATGCTTTTACAGCATCATCATATTTCTGCTTGTACTCTGGCTTTGGGTTATTTTTTAAAGCCGTGGCATACCTCTTAGTCTCTCTTTCTAGAATAAATGACTTTAATAAGATAGGAATCTCTACAGTTTTATTGCTTGGATTTTCTTTTGGAAAAGAATATAATGAATACAAAAGACCATTTACTATAGAACCATTTGTTTTAGTGTTACCTAAAATAGATCCCATGTTCACATTATCCCCACGATCATTAATCTCATCTATGACTTTGTGAACTAATCCATCAGTAAGTTCATCGACAACAGCACTTGGTATCCCGTCTCTATATCTATTAGGGTTAATGTTAGACTGCATCTTTTCAGAATTCCTTAGTACCCCTCTGCCAAACAATGTTTTATTAACATTATTAGACTTCAATAGTGAATAAGTTTGACGTAATGTCAAATCATTAGAGATGATAGCTTTAATCCACTCTAGCAAATCTTGGAACCATTGAAGAATACCTTTAGTTGCAGACGTCTTTTCAGATAGCATAAACGTTCTGAAATCTGTAGCCATCTTTTCTTCAAGAACTAGGTTAGAAGCTTCTTGATCAGATATTTTTATTTCTGGGAATTCTTTTTTAATGTCTTCAACTTCAGCAGCTGTAGGTTTTCCGTACATTTTTAGAGCTTCTTTGTACAAGCCTTCTCTTTGCTTTTCCGAAAGCATTGTTCTAAACATCAAGTGGTACCCTTCATGGAATTCTGTACCAACTTCTGCCTGTCTCCAAATATTTATAGCAGCATTAGCTACATATCCATGTTGAGATCTATTGCCTATTTGATTAGCAATATTGTAAAACTTAACTTCTTTACCAGGGAAAGTTTTAGAAAGCCAGTTTTTAGCTTTCTCTTCATTTATCTTTTCGTAGTCAAAAGAATCTTTGATGTATTCTTCTACATTTCCTTTTGTATCGTTCCAAACTGTATAAGGATACTTAACATTCTTATTAGCTACTAAGGCTTTCCACTCTGGTAAATTTTTATTAGGGCAAAACGTCATACTCTAGTCAGTGTTACAAGTTTCTTCATGTTCTTTTTCTTGATCTTGAATCTCTTTTATCATTTTTTCAGCCTCTGCCAAAGTAATGGTTTTTCCTTCAGCTTTAAACAGATTCACAACTCCTTCAGCATCTATGGCATCCATCATAATAGCAGCTTTTACTCCTGCTCCTAGAACGGTTCCTTTTACAAACCCTTCTTTTACTTTACCATTCTTTACAATAGTTGCTTCTTCCTCTTCTAGTTCATCTTCTGCAGGCTTAACCACTGTCTTACCTTTTTCCTCAGTTGTTGTACTTGCTTTTTTCTTACCACTATTTTTGATAGCTGGGTCAGAATTTGTGCTAGTAGTCTTTCTTTCAAAGGTAACTTTGCCTGCTAAGACTTCAGAAATTTTAAAGCTTAGCTCGAAATCCTTCTTAGCAAATGTACTAACTTTTTGAATGTTTCCAACTTCATCATAAGCAATTGGAATATATAATACGTGACCTGATGAAATTCTAACCTTAGTGTTATTCTCCATCCCATGCCCAACTAGCATGTATGCATATGCACTAAGTTGAGAACCATGCTGTTGACGTTTACTCTTACTCTTAATCTTTGTTTCTGGGTCTACGTATCCTACATCATACTTTTCTAATCCAGCTTCTGATCCAGTTTTAATATCGTAGATACTGTACGAGTTGTCTTTATTTTTTACAAGGATGTCAAATTTACCTGCAAGCTTATATTGAGACGTGTATACAACTTTCTCTACTGCAATTACCTTTCCTCCATTTTTAGTTAAGATTTTATTCATACCTCTTAGCTGAGTCATCAAATCTAAAAATGCTACTGGTTTCATTCCAGGAGGCCTCTTTACAAGTTTAGGATTCTGCACGTACACTTCAGCTACCTTGTGAACACTTGTACCGGCCTTACTAGAAGCTACTTGTTTCTCTTTTGGACCATTGAATGGGTCAGAAGTTCTACTTGTTGTTCTGTCAAATTTCTTAGCAGCTAAATCGTCAGCAGTTTGAATTAAGTAATGTGTTTCTTCTCCTGTAATAGGATCTTTGTACATTCCTTTAAACTCTTCCTTTTCGATATTGTCTAATATGTTAACAAGGACGTCTTTAGTTACTTCCCCATCTGCATCTACAGTAGAAGTTTTACCACTTAGTCCTTCATTTTTGTCAGACACTTCAGCTGATACTTCTTCCTCTTCTTCTAATCCTGCTTTCTTTTCAAGTTCTTCAATAGAGTTTCTGTTTCTATTTTGAGCAGGAGGAGCTTCAACCTCTTCTTCTTGCTCTACTGGTGTTAGAGTTTCTTCTTCAGGTTGAATAGTATTCCCTAATTCATTTTCATTCAATAGGTCATTAGACAAATCAACATCGTCATACTCAGCATTTGTGTCATCGTCCTCTACATATTCTTCTTCCTGTTGAGAAAGTTGTTTATCAATAGGAGTGATTACAGCAGGCTTGGCCGGTGTCTCAGTAAATGGATTTTCTAATGCCTTTCCATCTACTAACATTGGTCCATAGGTAATTCCTACATCAAAAAATGGTGATCCAGTTTTTGAATTAAATACTTTATCAGTACTTAATATCCCAGAGTGCCCTAAACTTTCTTCAGCTATATCAGGAATAGCAGCTTCATCCCCAAGATAATCTAAGTATGTTGCATAAGTAACAGTTGGATCTATTGGACTAGTAAAAGGTTCGTCACTTCCTAATCTGTTTACATCTACTTGATATCTACGTTTTAAGATAGCAGATGTGAAAGCTTTGTTGATATCATTTTCAAATAGCTTTTGATCTTTTCTTGTAGTGTCGTTTACAAAATCAATTGCTCCTTTTTCAGTTCTCTCTGCTGTTACAAATCCGTATTTGAATGAAGATGTTCCTGTAAAAGCTAAGAACAAATCTTGAGCACTTATTTGAATGTAACTTTCTGCAGATGGAACATAGAAAATGTAGGTAGAAACTTGTTCATCTCCACGATTTATAATATCATGGAAAAGTAAATCTCTATTTTCAAGACCTATAGCAGCTTCTTTACGAACATTAAATCCGACAATATCATTTACTCTATCAAAGTCTTGGTCATTAATTGCTGTAACTACTTTTTGTACTCCAATAGTAGTCATCATTTTAGTAGTCATTCTTAGGTGCTTGTATCCTCCTAGTGGATCCTCCACTACCATTGCAACTTTACCTAAGTCTCTATCACTGATGTCCCATGCAGTTGTATCTATCTCTACTCCTTTTGCAACGTTATCTCCATATCTATAGATGGTCCATCTAAGCATTCCTTTAACTGTAGTAGCTACTGCTAGGGTAGGAACAACCTTAGATCCATCTTCTCTTTTTATAAATGGATTATAGAAATATACTTCTCCGGCTTTTGTTCTAGCATTGGTTATTCCTTTATTAGAATTATATCGTTTTCCTGCAACGGTAGATGTAACTTTCTTACCACTTATAATATTCTTGTAGATCTCTTCTCTACTAGAATTTGTTTCTACATTGCCAGGCTTATACCCTTCTAACAATCCAATTCGTACAACTCGGCCATCAGCTTGGTAAGCCTTTACAAGAATAGGAATAGACTTCCACATGTCTTCTGGTGTTATTCTTCCAGAAGCTACTTCTTTTTGAAACCAAACTGAATCACCTATTAGCTCAAATTCTAATGTAGTATTTAATGGGATTAACTCATTACTTGCTAAGTTAAATTGCTCAATTCCTAATCGTACTTCTTTTCCAACAGAGTTAATTACTGTCGGGGCTACTCTAAGATACTCAGGATTTGATTGAGGTTTTCCATTATCATCAACTTCTATGTGATCAAATCCTCCTTCTTCGTATTTATATTCACTAGATACAAGTCTAGCATTTATGGCACCACCTTCATTCTCTTTAACAGGAGCTGTAACAGAAGCAGACATTTCTTCATTGTCATCTTCAACTACTGGATACTCTACTTCTTCTTCATCATCTTGTATAAAGTTAGAAGAGTCTGTTATCTGTGGAATTTCAGTATCTTCTTCACTTCCTTCTATAAAGTCTGCATTTGAAATTATTTCAGCAGTTAATATTAAACCTTCTTCTTCACCTAGTCCAGTTTCATTTACATCCACCGTGCCATCTTCAGGTGCTTGAACAGCTCCTTCAGTCTCTGGTTGATTTCCTTGTTCTTGAGTGTATTCCGTAGCTCCTTCGGGAGTTTGTAAATCTTGGCTAGCTTGACTTGACTTTCTACTTTCATATTCTTCGTTTATTCTAGTTAGTTCTTCTTGTATAAATTCTTTTTGAGCTTCTGCTGCATTTAAAAGTCTATTTAGCTCTTCAAGATTATTCACATCTTCGTCTGAAGCTATACCATTTCTTACAGCTCCTTCGATAGCATTGATTTCATTAGAAAGATTCTTGATCTCTAAATTTACATCGTCAAGCTTTGCTTGTGCTTGTCCTGATAAGTCTTCAAGATTTACTTCTTCGTCTACAGTTATTCCGGCTGGAACACTAGTTGACGGAGTTGTTTCTGCAGGTGTTTCAGTTTTAGAGTGTAATGCATCTACGAACTTTTTGTAATTAGCCTTAGCATCTTTTAAAAGTTTCTGTAATGCAAGTACTTGTGGATCTTTGTTAAACTCTTCTCCAGACATTTGCTGTCTTAGATAAGATTCTTTTAAGAAACTGTAACTGCTTAATATGTTGTAGATAAAAGTTTTGTACTCTTTAGCAGCTCTTTCAATTGATGTATTTGAAGAGGTCTTAAGATTTATATCAGTAGTAACTTCTACAGCTTCTGCTTGTTGAGTTAAGGCATCTATCTGAGCATCTACTTTATTTTTTACTTCTACTTCACTGAGGGCAGCTGTATTAATTGTACCTTGAGAAGCTGCACTTGTAGCTATTATTTCTGCAAGTTCTAATACTAATGTATTATTTTCTTCAGCTCTAAATATAACTGTTTGCCCAAGTTCGTTTGTAAGCTTTACAGATTTTATAAAAGATATAGACTCATCTTCTGCAGCTAATTGCATAGCTTCTTGATCAATGTCAATAGCAGCTAATGGATCTTCTTCTAGATTTTCATAGTTTACTCCATTGACTCTGAGCAATCTACCATTAGTAGATCGTAGTACAATATTATTAGAGTACGATGTTGTAATACTTTCTTCGTCAACTTCTTGGCTATCTCTTAAAGCATTTGCTGCTTCTTCTGCCTCATCTTCTGCTTCTCTGTCTGCCTTATTCTTTGCTCTATTTGCTATCTCAGATTCCTCCTGAGTCTCTCCTTTTAGGTCGGCTATAACTTCTCTTAGGGCTAAAGCTTTTTGTGGATCAGCCTCTTCGATCTCATCCATGTTCTTAGCTAGATCTTCTAACTCTTCTAAGGATAAAACAATATAGTCTTTTTTAAGCTCTGACTCTATCTTCTTAAGCTCGTCATATTTTTTATTAACAGCTGCTTGCACTTCTGGATCAAGGGTTTCATATTTCCCTTTTACCATATCGTCTAACTCTTTACTAGTTCTAGCTTCTGAAATTGCAAATCCTGCAGCTTTGTTTGCTTTAGCTAATTCAGCTTGACGTGCTATAGATTGCTTAGCAGCTATTGCTAAATCTCTTTTCTCTGGAGATTTTACTAATTCGTCAAAAGCAGCTAGAGCCTCTTCTCGTAAAGCTATAGTGTTAAATAAATTAGTGTAAGCATTTTTAAATTTCTGTCTATTGATAGGATCTAAACTTTCTGCTTCTTCTAAAGCTTTGTCTAATCCTTGTAAGAATTCAATATCTTCTTTAGCTTTCCCCTCCTTAGTAATAGTTTTGAATGTAGGCCCAGTTTTCTCTGACTCTGCAACCATACCAGCATCAGAAAGCTTAGTGTCTGTTAAAGTAGGTGGCATTGTAATGTTACCATTCTCATCTACACTTACTTTATTTCTTTTTACTAATGCTACTAACTTATTGAAATCGTAATTTCCAAATGCCTTTTTTAAGGCATCAGAACTGTTCAACGATATTTCTTGAAGTTCTTTAAGTGATGCATCAATTTCCTTTTCTCTTGATTTAATACCTACCATTGATGACAACAGTACAGTCTTAAGTCTTTGATTATAAAGGTTTTGTATTGCAGCCTCTTGCTTAGATTCTTTTGACATCAGCATTGCACCAAGGCCTTGCTTCTCTGGTTGCATCATTGTAATGATACTATCAATATCATCACTAAGTTTTGCAAACTCTTTTAGTCTTTCTTTCTTCTCGTTTATTAATTCTAAATGATTTTTACCACCTGTCTGCTCTTTTAGAGGAGTAGTCAAATCGTAACCACCACGTTTCATAAACTCTTCTTCAGATAAACTTCCTAAGTCATCTAGCTCTTCAAGACCTAAACTCATGGCTCCTAGTGACTGCAGCTTTGAAGCTCTAGCAGCATCTAGGTTCATTCTCAATTCTTCTGCAAGTTTAAAGTTACCTACAGCATTAGCATCTTGAATATTTTTAATAAGCTTTAACTGCTCTACGTTAGCTTCTGCAGAAGCCATCATGTTGGCAAAAGATCCAGAGTTTTTTATCTCTAATAACTTTTCAGTGTTAGCTTTTAATTGCTTACGTTGTTGAGATTCTGCTCCAGAGATTGTTGAAGAAGCTCCCATCATTCCTCCAGTGATAGCCCCTAAAAGCATAGACTCTAATCCTTCGGTTGTCCCAAAAGTATTAGATAATCCTTCTACAACAGATTGTGTAATATCAGCAACACCATCATCAAATTTGTTTCTGAAGTAGCTATTACCTACATCTCCAATCATAAACTGAGCACCTTCTTGGAAAGCTTCAGTTAATGCATTTTCATATATAGGTTTTGCAAATCTATTAGCATTTCTAAAAGTTCTTCCAAATGCAGTTTTAGCAGTTGCTTCTACAAACTTTTCCCCATCATTTACTATGGCATTGGTAAGAGTAGGTTTACCATACTTTCCTCCCATGATATGCTTTCCAAACATTAAAAGGTTTGTAGGCATAAGTACTGCTAAGTTCCATCCAAATGTAGTATTTTCTAAAGCTTTAGCAGAGTCATTGATGCTTTTTCTAACATCTTCTGGCATATCGTCTTTAGCACTTTTTCCTGGGTTTTGTTGTTCCCAAGCTTCGTACATTTCTTCCGTAAACATTTTAGATTTTTCACGGGCTTCTACAGATGCTTCTCCAAGAGACATCATAGCCCCCATCTCTAAGTGTCTAGTAGCATTTAATAATTTAGCAGCATTGGCATATGCAGCTACATCTCCTGTTAATGCTGTACCGGTTTTAATAAGTTTAGAAGCTTGGTAGATATTTTTAAGCTTCTCTCCAGTGCTAATTATTTTACCAGCATTTAATACTTCTCCAGCACCCATGATAGCTCTGGCTCCTACACCTGCTCCTCTAGCAAGTAGTCCAGAACCTCCTGTAAGCCATACGGTTGCTATAGATCCTAAGCTATATCCTAGTCCGTTAGCAACTTTATCTGTCCAAAAGTTAGCATTTAAACTAACTTCTCTTCCTGGCTCAAGTTCTTTATTTGTGTAGTAGTGAGGCAAGTTTTTAGACATCCACTCGTTGGTGTCATCTACTGCTCTTCCTACAAAGTTATCTGCATATGAATCTCCCCCAATACCAGCAGCAGAGAATAACCCAGCTACAACTCCTAAGGTATTTTCAGCAACTGCTCCAGTACCTGTAGTAAGTAATTTTAAAGTTCCGTAACCTAATTTTTCAAGAGTGCCTTGGTTTTTTGCACGAATGTCATTCCAATCAGCATATGGATTTAAAGGGACACCGTATCCCACATAGTTTCCAATTGGATCAGTATATACATTTGTTAAATCTACAGCACTTCTAGATCTAGATAATGGATCTTTACCAGTTGCAACAGAAGTTTCTTTTATCCTTACCTGCCCTACTCCTGCGATACTCCCCAAATCATCTGCAGCCCCATTTCCTGAAGGCTTAGATTTATCAACAATGTTAGATTTAGGAAGCCCTGTAATACTGCTTAAATCGTCAAGAGCTGTTGTAGATTCTACTGTTTGGTCCATAGTAACAAAGATACGTAAAATTTATTTTAGAATTCTACCAAAGGAAGACCAAAGTTTGCTTTGCTTGGGTCTTTTCCTACAGCATTTACAAGTTGCTTCATGTACGGCTCATTCATCTTCATTTTTTTAGGGGCAACTATATCCTTTCCATTAGCATCTTTTCCTATAACAACTGAAGCACTATTTGGGCCGGCTGTGCCAAATGGATTTCCATTAACATCAGTTATAGTTAAATATGAATCTCCATATGTATCTCCAGCTTCTACTGTAAGAGTGTAAGGTTTTTGTACAAGAACTCCATTTTCGTCGGCATTTATAAAAATAGTACGTCTTGATAATTCTCCAGGTTTTGCTCCAAGGTTTATTGCATATATAGCTCCAGCTAATCTATTTTCAGGAGTGTTTAATGCTTCTATGCTACTGCTAGTAATTCTTCTACCATCCATTTTAACAGTTTTAGCATTTTTACCTTTAGAATCTACCATGTTAATTTCAAATATTTTAGATGTTGGATCGTAACCAACACTTGACACTTTGTAATCTTCATAATCAGATCCAACTTTTTGCTCTACTCCATCTTCCGTAACTTCTGTTACTTGGTCAGAAGCTCTTAATGGTTTGCCTACAAAGTATTGGTCAATAGATTTTCTAATTATTACCCCCTCTTGCACGGTAGCAGCAGGGATTACTCCATATTCAAACGGAGTAGCAACCTTAGTCTCTCCAAAGTTTTGATTAATCTTATCTCTAAACCCATTAAATGCAGCAGGAATTAATGAAAGATCTTCTTTTCCACCTGGTACTCCTCCTGAAGGTGCTCCAATTACAGACCCTCCTCCAATTGTCAACCCTTGCATAGTGTTTCGTTTGAATTCTCCACCATGCATTTCAGTGTAAACCTTTTGGAAATCCATGTAATCTTGGTCTTTATTATTATCAAAGGTTTCTGTAAGCTTCATGTACAATTCTCCTGCACCTGCCCAAGGATAAAGCTTTTGTAAAGCATCTACAACTTTTGGATCTGCTTTTTTAAGATCATCTACACTAAATGCTCTATCTCCTGCTCTTACAATTTGAGCTCTAATCTCATCCATTTGAGCACGGTAGCTTATTACTTTTTGTCTAGCTTCATCTTTAGATTGTTGAGATAGATTAGGCTGATTCATTATCTCTTGCTGCCTTGTCATTTCTGCATAGGCATTTTTATAATTATCAATCTTAGCAGTAAAGTTACTTCCGTAAGTATCACTAGCTGTTACATCTCCTATAACTGTTAAGTCTCCTCCTGAAGCTATTTTAGCTTCTCTATCAGCTAGATATTTAGCACTCCAACTTTCAATGTGCTCCTGCTCTACAGATCTATAAGCTTTCTTAAGACCATATTGAGTTACTGGTGCTAATAAGGCTTCTTTATATTTACCTTTAAGATATTGATGTGCAGTATTTTCATCACCAATAGTTCCTAATTGATTTAGCTCTTCTTGGTACTTGTTAATCTGCAACTGCATGGTAGCTTTATCTGACTTTGTAAAGTTGCCAGTACTCATCTGCTCAGTAAGCTTATTGATAGCTTCTTGATAAGCATTAGCTTGAGTTCCAATAACTGTTTGAAAATCACCATTTTTTCCTACTGCATTAACAGCTTTCATGTCTGCCAATTGATCTATGTAGGCTCTTACATCTGGTTCTTGATAAACAGCTTCTAATACCTCTCTAATACTTTCAGGACTGATTGTTTCAACTGTTGAACCTGTTTGAACTTCTATAGCTCCTGCTTCTCCTTCTGCCCAGTTTACTCTTTTAATTTTGTTTCCGTATTTTTCTGGGTGAAGAATCTCCAATCTTTCTTTTACAAGATCCATTAACTTAGGATCTTTTACAATGGTAGGGGCACTAAACATTGTACCTTCTTTTACCTTGGTGCCAGTTTCATCGGTTTCAAATCCTTTATATCCTTTAGTAATGTACCCAGCACTTAATGCATATTGCTCAGAATTAATATCTCCTTTCTCATATCGTTCTTTTAATCCTGCTAACTCTGATTGATATCTAGTGTAGTTTTCTTTAATCGGGGCATAAGCTTTAGCAAAATCTTTAGAAGCTCTATGCACAGCAAATCCAAGATTTTCATAATCTCCTTGCTCAGCTAACTTTCCTAAATTCTCTTCTAATTGTCTTTGAATTTCTTTTTTTCTTACAACATCATTTTCAAAAGGTAAAGCAGCCTGCATTTGATCTACAGCCATAGCTAGTTGATCATTTGCTTGAAAGTTTTGCATAAATCTATCTCTAAGGGTTTCAGAGATTTTAACAGATTGTGGGTCAACGTATGTACTTACATACTCTCCAAACTTATACGGCATAATTTTTAAAATTAAATGTTATTTTTTTGCTTGCAATCCTCGAACATTTTTCAAGTCTCCAAGTCTTGATACATATTGTCTTGCTCCTCCCATTTTTGCTTTTGGGGTTTCTTTCTCTTTTTTAGCTTTTTCTAATTCTGCTTGAATTTTTTCATAGTCAATTCTAGATACATATCCTTCTGGGAATAGTTCTTTGCTATATTGAGCAGCCATTTTTCTAAGCTCTGTATCGTTCATTCCATAATACGGAGATTTTTTATTTTTAGATTGCTTTCTAAGGTCTTCTAAAACTTTTAATCTTTCGTATGAATGAGTTTCATCCATAGCATTTGCTAATCTTTCAGTTGCTTTATATTTTAAATTGTCAGTTACAACTCCTGCAACACCTCTCATAGCTGCGTCTAATGCTCCTAATTTATCTTCACGGCTGTATCGACGTTCATCTTTATTAAGTTCAGTATTGAACATTTGTCTTTTCTGTTCTGTCTCAGCATTGAACATGCTAGCCTTCATTTGGTTCTCACCTTCTTGAGCTAGTAAACCTTTGTTAGCATCTTTTTCCTGATTAGCAATTTTAAGCATTTGCTCATTTAATGCATTATTAGCTCCTTGTAAAACAGCTAATGATCCAGGACCAGCATTTTGATTGATGACTGCATTTCTCATTGCAACAGCGTTTTTAGTTGCAGCATCACGTTCTGGATTAAGATTTACACGTGGCATCAATGATCCTTTAATTCCCGGAGTACCTGCAATAGGAGCAGCAATTTTGTAAGGATTAAGTAGAGCAGCTCCCATCGGGATCAGCTGTCCAAATCCTGCCAGCATTGCTCCATTTAAAGCTTTTCCAGGTTTATATGGAATTTTAGTATCAGTAGTATTTTGAGTAGTTTGGGTAGTAGTGCCAGCATCTACTGCAGTAGTGCCAGTATCTGTTGGAGTTGTTCCAGAAGTAGTTGCTCCACCAGTTGTAGGTTTAGCTGGATCATTCATGTATAAAGCAGCTGTTCTAGTCTGTTCTCCAAGTTTTCCATCTACCTTTAATGTAAATCCTTGTCCAACTCTTTTATTAAATTCTGTTTGGAATCTACTTACATCTGTTTTGCTTTTGGGATTAAAACCGGTAAAATCAAACCAAGGATTATTTTTAACCATTGCTTGGAAGTCAGTTTCTGAAGCTGAGCCATAGTAGCCATCTTTTTGTCTTTGACCTTGTGGTACTTTTTCAATAGCTACACTTCTTCCTTTTTGACCTTCATCAGTTTTAGTATAAAATCTATCAGTTCCAGCAGCAGTTTGTGTTCCACTAGTAGGAGTTCCTGTAGTTGTAGTTCCGGCAGCAGGAGTTCCTGTACCAGTAACTGTTTGAGATGAAACAGCTGATTGAGCTCCTGCAGGTGCATTAGATGGAGCAGTACTACTAACAATAGTTTGGCCTGCAGTAGTTACGGGACCAGCTTGAGCATTTGGAGCAGAGCCAGCAACACCAGCAGGTGCCATATATCCAGTTGATCCAGTGGCAGTTCCCTGAGCACTAGCAACTGGTGGAGGAGTAGCTCCAGGGGGTCTACGATATTGAGCCCCATCTGGAATACTATCCATTGGTCCTGCAGCAGCTAACTCTTCATCAGTCATTAAACCTACACCTTGTTTTCTCCAAGCTTCTCTGTCGTATGCTGGTTTGCTTTTTTTAGTGCTACCTTTAGAAGGGGTTGAAGGTGCTTTGTAGTTAGGCCCAAATCCAAATTCAGATCTAATGTATCCTTCTACATCATCACCCCATCCCATAGCTCTTGCATTAGCTGCAGTGTTGTATGGATCAGATTGGCTTTGACCCTGTCCTTGACCCTGTCCTATATTGTTAAAGTATTGCTGACCTTCTCCTTGGCCTGTTGGACCAGTATATGTAGCAGAAGAACCACTTTGAGGTTGAGCACCTGAAGCCGATAATGCTGCTGCTTGTTTAATCATTGCAGGATAATTACCAAAGACATTAAAAGATTCAGTCTGAGGTTTAGCTGCAAATACGTTACCACCGTAGTTACCAACAGCTGAAGTGTTACCAGAAGGTAATGCTCTTGTCGATCCACTACTACCCGAAGGAAGAGCTTTATCGTTTATCATGTTATACCCTAAACGAGCAGCCCCTGCAAGGCCTGAAGTAACTCCTTGAGCTATAGCTCCTGGAGCAGCAAATAAAGCTCCTTCAACTTCAGCTCCTTCTCTTTGAACACTTTGAATCTTTTGATTCATATTGTTGGGATCATAGGTCGATCCATCAGGAAATTGATAAACTTGATATCTAGACCCACTTGGACCATTTACTGTAATAAGTTTAGCATTAGTTAAATCTGGGGCTCCAAATTTACCTACTTGTTGATAACTTCCAGATCCCGGAGTATTTTGTGGTGGATCAGTTACTCCTCCATCAACATACTTATGGATTCCTCCATATCTAGCAATTTGCTGTGGATTACGGCCAGCCATCTTTTCTTGCATTGCTGCAAGTTGTTGAATCTCAGCTTGTGAGCCATTGCCTTTTAGAATTTCTTTATGCCTTTGGGCAAATGATTTTCCACCAAGCTTTAAGTACTTAGAGAAAATGTAATCTTTTTTATTGTTGTCTTCCATAATTACTTGATCTTCTGTTTCACCACCCTCTACCTCAATGCTTCCTTTATCTTTTATTTTTCCACCTTGTTTTTTAGCTTCTGGGAACATGCCACCTTCTTCGTGAGAACGGCCTACATATTCTACAGCATCAGTTCCCTCAATGGGAACTATTTTACCACCAGGGATATATTTAGTCCTTCTATCTTCTTGGATACTAGTTACTCCCCCAGTTCTTGCAACTTGGTAAGCATTAGTGAATAAGTTTTGAGTATCACTTCCAGCATATGCATATCCAGGATCTGCTGATCCGAGACGAGAATTAATAAAAGCTGATTGATATGCTCCACGTTGTGCAGCTGAATCTCTTTGTAAATTTTGAGCTAATTCTGTATTAGCTTTATTTTCCTTACGACCTTTAAGAGCTCCAACACCTGCTGCCACTGGAATTGCTAAAGCAGATAATCCTGATGTAGCTGCTAATACAGCTGGGTTTAAAGCTAATGGAGTTACTGTTCCTGCTGCTTTTAAAGCTTCTCCTGCTACATTACCTCTACGTTCTCTTTGATTATTGTAAAAGTCAGTTTTATCATCAGTCTTTCTTTCAGTAATCATTCCTGCAGCAGTTAATCCAATTCCTATTCCTGCAGTGGCAGCTGATGACAACCCTGCTTTAGTAGCTGTAGATGCTGCTGCTCCTACATCAGCAACATTTGCTGAGCCAGTAACTGCTTGACCAACAGTAGACATAGTAGGGGCTGCTTGCCCAACTACCATTTGAGTGGCAGGGGATGCAGCTGTAGAAATTGTTTGAAGACCGGCTGTAGATGCAGTAGGAGCAACAACTGCTCCTGTATTATATGCATAAGGAAGAGCATTAGTAGCTGCAACCTCTGTCATTTTAGTAACTCCTGGAGTAATTCCTGGAGCCCCTCTTCTAAAAAATCTTCCTAAGTCTCCAGTTTTTCTGTCTTCTATTCCAGCATCTAATAAACTTTGTGCTGAGTTTTTTGCAAATTGATCGTTCTGCTCTTTAACCTGCTCTTCTGCAACTCTCTTGTTCTCAAGCTCTTGCATTCTAGTTCTAGCTAGCGCATTGGTACTTGCTTCTAATTGGTCTTGAGCTTGATTGGCTTCAACCTGTCCTAAGTAATAAGGGGTTTGTTTCATCTGTGCTACAGACCCCATATTAGAACCACCTTGAAGATACTTCTTAGGTTGATTTACTTTCTTAAGTTGTTTCTTTGCCATAGTGGTTATCGGTTAGAGATTCTGTAAGCAGCTTTAGCCGTATACAAATTTATCAAATTTTTAGCTTGGTTGTTAGAAATTAAACGGATTCCTAAGAATTTGTCTACAAACTTTCTTTGCTCATACCAAGGCTTGTTAGCATCTAAGTAATTAGGGTTAAGAACACCTTCAGATAAGAACATAGTTTCTGTACTTGAAGTTGTGTACGTTCCAGTGTACAAATTTCCTTGGACATTGATTTGGCCTTGTACAAGATTAGTATTAAAACTAATTGCAGATAAGTCACGGAAAGCATTAGTAACCCAAGAGTTATCGACCTTACGAATGTTTGATAAGTAAGAGAAAACTACTTCCCCTGAGTTTTGAGTTGTGTTGTAAACGTAGAAGCTTGTAAATCCAGTATCAAATCTATTGTCGAACTGACGTAAACTTGTTGCTTCTTTTTTGAATATGTCTGCAACGTATGAAATAGAAGTGAAGATTTTGTTTACAGCCTTAGTCGAAGAAACAGCACCTGTAGTAGTTGTAGTAGTCTCTCCAGTATATATAAACTCAAATTCAAAGTTAGAAAGCTGACCGTAAAAATTACCAGGGTTACTGTAATTATCGTGTACATAAATATCTTGACCATTTTCCGGGTCAAAGCTGAATAGATCATGTGAATTGAATGCATACAATGGTGGTATGTATGAGTGACGACTAGCCCATACTGTGAAGTCGTTAGAAAATGATAATGTCCAGCCACCTTTTTGGAAGTAGTTTCCTTCAACAATTCCAATAGTCTTTGTAGTTTTCTTATCAATGAAACTATTAGTAGCTGCATTATAATAAATATTTCCACTGTTAAACTGATTTATAAATAATGTTGTCGGTACTAATTCTCGTTTAGTTACCAATGTACGTTTGAACAATGGGTCATATGTCACTAAAAATCCAAATCTTCCTGTAGGAGCATCTAAATTAATGTCTGTGTCATCTAGGTCTACTCCATATCCTTCTAAAGCAAATGGAATAAAATCACGGCTCCAAGTTCCTAATCCTATATCACTAAGCTCTAAAGGCTTTTGATTCATTAAGAATATTTTACGAGACTTTCTTGATACAAATACATAGCCATCTTTAGTTACTAACGATCCTAATTTATTGTAACTTCCAAAGTGACCTTCCAAAGACTGAATGATTTCATCAGGCTCTTGAGCAAATAAGTCTCCAGATCCAATGTAAGCTTGAGTAGTATCTCCAAGTTCCATTGTTTGCTTCCCTTTAGTTCTGAATAAACTCCTTTCTGTGTGTATCCACAACAAGCTGTTCATTGCAAAGACATTGGTAATCTGCCCCTTGTTTTGAGCAAAGTCTTTATATTCTAATGCTAAGAAGTAATGGTAAGTATCATTAAAGTTACCGTCTTGTATGTTAGATCTAATTACACGATTAGGGTAAAGGTTTGTAGATCTTTCTTTTTTAGGGAATGGAACTGTAACTCTTTTATCTTGTAAAGCAGAATACTGATCTTCATAAAGAAGATTGTCCATTTTAGTTAAATCGTAAAGTGGAGATTTGTAAAGTACATCTGCTGCAGTAAACTTATCAAAGTAAACTGAAGCTGCTGGACTTACTCCCTTCTCTACATCTCCACAGTGACGGAAGTTGATGTTGTCATCCGATTCTACCATAAATTGATAGAGAGTTGTATCTGGATTCACATTTCCTCTTTGCCAGTTATTTACCTGTGCAATTGTAGCTTCTCTTTGCTCTTCATTACCATCTTCTAAAACAGGCTCATCACCAGTTCTACCAGTAAATATATTGAAAGGAATGTCTCCGTAAATTGAATTAATAAAATCTCCAGGCTCTTGGTTAACCCCTTTTTTAAAGTAAGTCAGTGCAAAACTTTGAGCAGTAGTTCTATATCCGTATCTTACGATATAAGTATCTCCTCCAAATATGTCATCACTACTTGCACCTACGTAAAAGTTTTTACCTGTTACAGAATCAACTCCTGTTTCTGTATTTACATTTAGCAACGATTCATAGTAACCGGTTGATACAAGTTGTTGTTGATCGAATGGTTCAAAGACATCTGTCTTAGCAGAGCATAAGTTTGCTAAGTAAACATTAGGACGGCCATAAGCAATAGGAACTTTAGATATAAATGAATTATCTAGTGTATTCCAAAGATCTTCATAGTACCCATACAACACAGGCAAGCCGGAAGTAAGCCCTATTGTAATATTACTTTCCCCACTATTATTAACAATGTAGCTAGCACCTTTAAATCCAGTTGCAGATATGTTTTTGAGGAACGTAAGTCCTTGTACATATGTTGCACTTTCAGGGGCGACAGTAAATATTGTTTGTAAGTTTGATAGTAGCTCTTGGTTTGGAAAAGATTTAGCATCTACTCCAGTAGTTCCTGGTACACTGTATTGAGCTCCAATTAAAATATTACCCTTCATTGCAGTAGGACCCCAAACATCATAATCAGAAGCTGCTGGGTCTGGTTGGTCAAAGTTAATTGTATTCCCTAAATCAGGGTGAATCCAAGCATGTTCATCGTCTCCGTGACCTGCTCTGAATGTAGCAAATACATCCCCATATCCAGGAATGTCTTGCAATTGAGCTCCTTTATATCTTCCCTCCCAGTTTTGCATAGTTACTACATACTGCAGATCTACGTGAGTAACTGTAGCTAGTGTATGCTTTTTACGAAGAAGATTGAAATCATGGAATTTAAATACAGAATGTGATACATAGTCTATATCTATCCACAAAGCATCTTTTTGAGTTAAACCTCCTTTTTGTGGAGAACCTGTTAAATACCAAAGGTTAAAGAATGGGCCTTTACTAGCATCTACTGTATTTTGTGAAAGATTACCAGCAAGTATAGCAGTAGCTGGATGCAGCCCACTTTGGCCTATGATAGTTTTATTTCCTTGAGTTCTTTTTGCATAGTACACTTTATATCCTTGTACTTGCTCTAAGATGAACTTGGGGATGTTGATATTTCTTAACTTAATCCCTAGAATTCTTACTTGTTCTTCAAAGGCTATTTCTCCATTATTATTGGTGTCAAATGCAATTCCAGGACTAGAGAAATCTTGGTTTCTAACAACATAAGAGAAGTAGTCATTGTGGTTAGATGGCATCTTATGATGTCTAACATTTAACCCTCTTAATGATCCTGTTTGAACTGGATTACCTAACGAGTCTGATTCCCATGTATCAAAGTCATCTGTGTTAGGGTAGACCTCATTTTGGTTCTCCCAATATCCAGTTGTACTCATTATTGCAGGAAATACAGAAGTATCTAAGTATTGGTAGATTCTAGCATTTGAATCTGCAGCCATTACTTCACCTGCATTAAATCCTATTGTAGATGGGTTAGAAGGGAATCCAAGATTTTCATAAACCTCTCTTCCAGGAATTATTGATTTAAAGTTTCTCCCTGGGATGTGATAAGCAAATGTTTCTCCACCATCTCTTAAAACAAATGAGATGTAAAAAGAATATACTTCTCCTCTACGATAAGTTTTCTTTTTAAATAACAATTCTTCTACATCTCTATAACCTTTACTTGTATTTTCTTGTACAGGTCTTATTACAGAATCTATATAAGGGTATATTCTACCTAATTGGTAGCCATCAGGATTAATGATTTTTGTATAACCTTCATTAAGGTTAAATATGTCGTATTTTCTAGGATCAAATGGAGTGTCAATTAATTCTGCTACAGCATCTAATTGAATACTATTTGCAAATCTTTGAAACCCTAAATCTTTACGTGCAGTTAAATTAGCTGCATACATTCTATTATCTAATTGAGTAATAGCTTTTGCAGTTAAGTATTTAACTTTATCAATTACTGCTTCTTGAACAGATGATTGAGCAGCGTTTTCTAATCCACTGTATACAACTTCTACTTCATTTGGAAGCAAGTTACCAACAGCTTGTGTATTTACTTCTACTGGTTCCAGTTTATATGCAAATTCTGCTTCCCCGATTCTTTGGATAATGTATGGTACTACGTATCTGTAGTCAGAATTTACATTATATAAAGTCCATCGAATTGACTTATTAGTTTGAAACTCATTAGGAGATCCACTGATGATTTCTCTGGGGATTGTGTCTTCAGGGGATGGGACAATGTATACAGGGTTTGATAAAGTGAGAACATTAGTCTCTGTAAAGTCTTTGTCTGCATAAGCTATTCCTAAAAAATAAGTTCCACTTTCTACTCCACCACCTTGTAGGATCTTAACTGATTTGAATTCAGGGATTCTTCCAGAGTCTAAGAATAAATTAAGTGTTGAAATATTAAAAGATGTGTCTGAGTAAAGCTTAGATGGCACTCCAGGAGGGGTTCCTTCTAAATATTCTAGCTGTCTAGTTACATTAAATACTCGTGGAGGATTGTACTCACTAATATATTTAATATTTGTAGCAGGCTCAGTAGTTTCTGTGTACTTGTTATCTGTAAAATAAACTATAACTTCACCTGTTGGTGAAATTCTGTACTCTCCAGTAATAGGGTACTCTAAATCAAAATTTAAATCTCCAATTGTGCTACCAGGGTTTGTAACAAGTAATGGAGTTACAATGTTTGTAATTGGATTGACATTGAAAATAGCAGAATATGGAAATCCTGCTACTGCATTGTCTACCCCAAATATAATAAACGTGTCATCTGGAAGAGCTATTTGACCATTAGGCTCAAACGATTGAGTAAGTATTTTAAGGCTTTCAACAAAAGTATTACCGTGCTCACTAGTAACTGCTCCTTTATCGGAGTCAATTGCTGCATTCAAAGCATCTCTATAGGTACCGTCAATCTGATCGATTCGACCGGTATCTTTATTCATTCCTTTAATAAACTTCTCTGCCTGTCCTGCCATTGCTCTTAATTATTAATAGTATCCTCTTCCGTATGATCCACGGTTCAATTCTTCTCTTGACCCTAAGTTTTCGAAGAAGTTTGCATGCCTGTTCAAGTTTGGGATAAGTCTTACCCACTGGTTCATGAACGACTCGTACTTGTCGATGCTTGGGAAGTTAGCAGCATTTCTTGCTTGAGTGCAATAGAATCTCCATTTGTTATCAGCAAAGTCATACCCAATTCCATTCATAGAAGGAATATACCCCCCTAGCAACATTTGCTTGTAGATGTACCAAAACATAGCCTCTTTGTAACTAATGTTGTCTGGAACCATTGGGTAACAGTCCTCATCTACTGGAAAAGCTGTATAGCTTAAACAGATAAATCCTTCTTGGAAAGAGGTCTTAATGTAATCTCCATCTACAACATAAGTTTCTTTTGACTTAGCAAATTGGTTTGAACATTTATCACAGTGGATATGCCCAGGGAATGTGCTAGTGCCGTATTGAAGTGGAGTTAGTGGTTGAGTAGCATTCATGTAGACATTTTCTACAACTGCTAATCTTGCATTGATTTCACGAAGTTGATAGTTGTATCCAATGGCATCATTAGGATTAGCTTCTACAAACTCGTTGAGAGTTTTAACTTCAGCCAATAGCTCAGTGAGTTCGGTAGAAACTGATGGATTAGCTGCATTGTTTACAGCAACTTGATTAATAAAGTAAAGATCAGATGGCATTATGGCCTTCCAATCTTTAATTTGAAGAACACAGCCCTTGGTGCTAAGTTGAGGTGTGGCCCCAATATGCTCAAGTGCTTCTCCAGTCCATTCAATTGCATCATCGATCCAGTTATCTCCAGGAGGTTTTAAATCCCTCATAACCTTACGGATGATTGCTTTACTAGATACAAGTTTGTAGATCATCGTTTCTTAAATTTCAAATATGCTATATCGTTTGTTTTTAGCAGTGCTATCAACTTCTCTTTGTTTCCCTTCTTGCCTCTAGTGGCGTCAAATCTGTAAGCAGACTTGTTCTTCACTTTAGCTTTGTATTTACTCCAATGATATTTACAGTAGTATTTATCAGTGTAATAAACTTGCCACTTTTCTCCTTCTCCTGTTGCACTATCGTACAACTTTACTCCTTTTTCAAGAAGTTCTTTCTTGTACTTGTTCGTTTCCAACCAATCAACTGTCAAGTTTCTTGGGTCCCGTTCTACTCTTTTAATCGATAATGTTCCGAGATTACTTTGCATGTTAAACTCATACCCGTCAAGGAGAGCTTCAACTATTGCTAGGTTAAACTCGGAACATATATCAGAAAACGTGTTGAAACTTATTTCGTCTTCAGTTTCAGTTATGTAGTCTTTATGAACGGCTTTTAAAGTGTGTGATTTGGCTTGCATTCAATCAACACTTTTTGCCACCCATCATTTTCTTTTTACCTGCAGCGGCCATAGCTTGGAAACGTGATTTACCATATTTCTTACGGCCAGCAGATGCAGCAATAGCTTCAGCAGATTCTTCAGATTTACCTTTGCTTTTTAGTTTACCAACCATAGCAGCAAATCTTCCACCACCACCTGGCTCCATTGTTTTCTTCCCACCTTTTTTGTACATCTTTCCACCCATCATCTTTTCTTCTACACCTCTTCCTTTTAGTACATCAGCAAAACTTGTTTTACCGTCTTTATTAAGATCTGGGAATCCACCTTTTTTATATTTTCCTCCCATCATTTTTTTACCAGCCATAGTAGCTTTACCTTCTGCACGATTTTGACGAGCATTAGCTTCCATTCCAGTTTCAAGACCTCCCATCATATATTTCATAGGAGCTTTAACACCTGGGGCTTGAAAGTCAATTTCTTTAGACTCTTCCATGAAAGACTCCCCTTTCATTTTTTTGCCACCTTTCTTATACATTGATTTCATGTTTTCTTCTTTTTTAATTTTAGATTCTTGCTTAAGCATTTCTTTAGTAGGCTTCTTTCCTGAGCCTTTGTTGGCACGGATGTTATCCCAAAGTCCTCTCTTAGAGTATGAACCGTCTTTTCTTTTAATCAGCTTGCTCATCTTCTTTTGGTTTATTTAGCATGTGTCTTTCTTGACGTGCTTTAAGTGCTCTTTCAACATTGAACCAAATCAGGGTTATACCCCCTACTATTCCTATGATCCAAGTTATACTGTTTGTGAACATTGCATATGATATTGTAGCCCATGCTACATTTAATCCTGCCCATTCTCCGTATTCGGTTATCTTGTTTGTGTCAATGTTAAAAGCCATTTTATTAAGTATTACCAGTTACTGCAACTTCCACAGTTCCAGATTCTAAGTGATTTGTTAATTCTTGATTGAGGATCGTTAGCAGTCTTTGAACTTGTAAGTTTGGCTTTCATTCCACACATTCTAGAACAGAATGAGTTTCTTCTTTTACCACCTTTAGGCTGAGGAGCCTTTAAGTCTGACCCAGGGTTCTGACTTTCGTAAGACTTTCTGCCTTTTTCGTTAAGACCCCCTTTTGGATTTTTTCCTGCTTTATTTTGCCAAGCTGCCATAGTCACAAAGTTAGTTAAAAATTGTTATTCTTTTGAAGATTGTTGTGGAGTTCCTGGAGACAAATCTTGACCACGGTCTAGGACAGTATCTGTAAATGTTCCAGCTAATAATCTAAGTTCTCCTTGCATCATTCCTTGAGTAATACCTTGAACCATATCCATAGGCATTGGGAAGATATCTGAACCTGAATAGCAAGGCTGTCCTGCACAATCGATGAATTCTGCAACCTCTTCTGGGTCTTCGAATATTCCACGTACATTCACATAATCAGCACCTTTTGGGTTGAGGACATATAAATAGTCTTCAATCATAAATGCTTTAGTATTGTTTTTAGTAAACTTCTCAGCTGAGATGTAATTAGCCTCAAAAGGCTTAATCATTTGAATACGGCCTAGTCCAGATACATCTCCTACATATGTAATAGCTTCTTCAAAATTAAATCTTACTGTTCTTGGGATTTTCTTTTTGCTACGGTAAGCAGGACAGTTTAAGTTGATATTGCAGCATTTAGAAAGATCTACTTTCTCTAATTGTACACACTTTAAGTCTTGTTCTAAATGACGAGTTACTAAGCCATTTCTTGCATAGTCTCTACGTATAAATACAGCACGATAGTGCTTAACGTTAAATTTGATTTGGCTCAAGGATATTACCTCATCCTGAGAGCTACGTCCACCTCTAAATAGATTTAAAAGGTTAAATGAAATTTCATCTAAAGTCATCTTTCTGTATTTTATCTAACATTGCTTTGTAAATATCCTTCAAGTCCTTCGTCGTGATTCCAAATGAATGCCTGAGCTGCCCTGAGTGATCCGTATCCCATCTTCTTATGCCATTCATCTAATGCACATATTGAGGGCAGGAATCTCACTTTAACACCTCGGTATTCGTTTACCTGTTCTTTGTGGTAATGTCCACAGTGAGCTTCTCTAAACTCAGTTGTTGCAAACATTTCCGGTTGCTCAGTAGCCATTATTAGTGGCATATCAGCAGGTTTTTCGTTATCTCCGTGGGTAAACATTATCATGTTTTTCCCATACTTGTAATACTTTCTAGGCATTGTAGAGTTATCTACAGTTACACTTGGGTCATTTCTGAACCATCCGGCCAGGACATCCCCAGCATAATACATTCTCTCGTAGTCATGGTTTCCCGATACAACAATAATATCAACGGGAGCCACACTTTTCAAGAAATCTACTGCTCTAACTATTAGAGTCCAGTATCCTTTAAATGATTCTTTCCATCCTACAGTGTCATGTTGAGGAGTACCCTTTGTTGTAGCCATCTTCATTCCATCTGTATTCATGCCATCGTTTCCGATTGGGAGAAGAATCTTCTCGATATTTAATCCTCTTCCTTTGTTAACCAAATCCTCGATTGTATCAAGGAATTGTTTCTCCATCTCTTCTAGGGTAATATCTGTTAACTTTCCATAGTGAATATCAGGGAGAGAAATCTCAAGAGTAGACTTTGTTTTGTAGTCAACTCCTCTGCCTTTGGTTATAACTCTAGCTTTAGGGCTATAACTAGCTGCAAATTCTTCAATGTCTTTTTGAATTTCCTCTGCCGTTCTTTCATTTTTGGTAACTACAGAGAACCGTTGTTCTCCTTTCATATTTTGCCAGTATTTAACGGAATTGACCATTGAATGATCAATCCCGTTTTTATCTAAATACTGTTCAAACTCTGTGATAACATTATCAGAATCGTTAGTAAGTGTTTCAACTTTTACGACCTTTCTGTTAATCTCTCTTTGTTTTGCTCTTACAATCTTTAATGCTGCAGCAGCATCTTGCAAACTAACTTTAAATTTTCTAGCTACTAAACCAGGTCCTTTCTTTAAGAACCATGGTCTGGCTGTTAATGTCTGAGTTAGTTCTAGAAGTGTCATGCAGTAAGTGTTGCAATTATATCATCAGCATTTGTTTGTACAACCCCGTTAATTTCTGTATCTCCCCCTACAAATGCATAGCACCCATCACTCATTAGGATGTGCACCATCATTGAATCTATTTTTTCAAATCCTTGGTAAATAAAGACTTTATCTTTCCAAGTGATTTCACCGTCTACGAATGTTAATACTTGCATTATTTGTAAATTTTAAAAATTATACCTGATCCAATAGTTGAGTCTGCAGTACTTCCATTTTGAACTGCTAAAATGATGTATTGATTTGCTGCCCAATCTATTGCTACAGAAGTTTCAGCTCCTGTAAAGTTGGTAATATCATCATAGGCATTTCCACCTACTTGCATTAATTTTGTGTTTATAGGTGGTTTTCCTATAAATGCAGTTCTACTTATTTGTACGTACAAACTAACTGCAGTAGCAATAGGAGAAGTTCCTATTAAAGTAGCCCCACTTAAACTATCAGTTGTGTTAGCATAAATACGAATCTGTAAAGTTCCAGCAGTTCCTGTTTTAACAGCTCTAGCAACTATATCTATAGCATTTCCAGTTGCAATATTACCATCAACGGTATTAGCAGGAATTAATACACTTCCAGTTTGCTGATTAGTGGTTACACCTGTAACAGCAGTAAATCCAGTTACTACAAAAACAGGAGTAACTTTAGTTAAAGGAGCAGAAGAAATTATTGTTCCCATATTACCAAGTGTAAGCAATTAATAAGATTCCACCAGAGGTATCATAAGCAAAAGTGTTTGATGGAAAACGATTGTCACCTCCTCCTGCATCAAATGCTACTGAAGAACCTGCAGGTAATCCATAAGTTCCACCATTAACAGTTAATGTTATTTCAGTAATTCCTACATTAGAAAACGATACACTGTTCACTGCAACATCTAATGTTTCATAACCGTTATCGTTAATGTTAAGGTACCCTGCTTTTTTAAGTTGATTGTTTAAACCATCGTTTAACAATACTTCGACACCACTATTGTAGCTCATGTTAGTTAATTATTTTGATTAAAGTTTCTATCTGATCTGCAGATAAGCTTTCAGGGAGAAGTTTTTCATTAATCATCTTGAGTTCTAGAGTTACCTCTTTGTCAAGCTCAATGTTTACTTCTGCAATCTGTTGCTTACGAGCATTAATTTCATCCATGTGTTCTGCCTCCATTGCTTTCAAACCTTCTTCGTTTTCAGCCTGCATTAACTCTTGAGCTTTTCTTGACAACTCAATAAATGCTTCAGTAGGAGCAGCTTTAGCTTCTAAGAAATCAAGTTCTTTTTTAATGACGTCACAATTCTTTAGGACGATCATTGCATACTTAACTCCTTTTTCTCCACGAGTTTCATGTAATACTTTGTACATTTCTAGAAACTCTCTACGAGTAGCAGTGATGTTCATACCGTACCCTTCTTCTTTTTTAATCACGTTCATAACTATTTGTTGTTTGGTTTATACTTATTTATTATTCAGCTGTAGCATACACTCTGATCCATGCATCTATACCGTTAACTTGAATTTTAATTGCTCCAGTCTTAGCTCCAGTTGATGTAGTTGAACTTGATAGTGAGTTAGCTGAAGCTCCTGTTTGAGTACCTATAAAGTTAGTAAATGGTTTTGCGGCTGATGAAGCAGTTTGAACTACCAGTCCTCCAATTCCAGAAGTTGCCACTCCTGGTGTAATATTAATATCTCCACCATACCCTGTAGTAGAAGACCCTCCATTAAGAGTTAAGTCTCCACCATTTTGACTAGGAGACGGTCCTGGAGTCAATATTATATTTCCACCATCTCCAGTACCAGCTGTATTACCTCCAGCTGTAATATTTATGGGACCTCCATTAAAAGTTCCTCCTGAAGTTCCTGAAAATAAGTTTAGAGTTCCACCACCTGTTGGTGATATTACTCCTGATACAGTAATAGCATTTGATGCTCTAACTGTTACACTTCCAGCAGTACTTGAAACAGAGGTTCCTGAGCTTATAGATACATTTCCTCCGGTTCCTGCTCCATTACTGCCACCTCCCCCTATTGTCACACCCCCACCATTACCCGAAAAAGACGTTGCTCCACTAATAACAACTCCTCCTCCAGTACTTGATGAATTTGATGCTCCACCCTGCATTACTAAATTTCCTCCAGATCCAGTTGATGAACTTCCTGCACTAATTGTTACTGTTCCTCCTGATGATGAATTTGAAGCACCTGCTAATACTTGAACATTTCCACCTTGGCCTGTATTTGATGTTCCCCCATAAACAAGGGCAGCTCCTCCAGCTCCACTTCCAGTAGCACCTGCTCCAAAGATTCCTGCATATCCTGCTGCACCAGTTCCTGATGCACTCCCCCCTGTTAATGAAATAAATCCCCCATTAACGTTAGCTACTGAAGCACTAGCTGCAGAAATTCCCATAGTACCAGGAGTTGCACTAGAAGCCATTTGAAGCACTTGTGTAATTGACCCATTAAATGTAATACCATTATTGATATTAAGATCAGAGGTATAAAAAGCAGTTGGAATAGAACTACCTATAAATACTCTACCTGCAGAATTAATTGCAATACCTTCATTTTCACCATCACCACTTAACCACCCTAAGCCATAGATATTATATCCAGCTCCGTTTAGGTTTTGAGTAAGAGTTGTTAAGCTTGCAGCAATTGTGATAGATCCTGCACCATTTGTAACTGATACATTAGTCCCTGCAGTCAATGTTGCAAGTACTGGAGATAAACCTGTACGGCCGATTGGAATCTGACCGTTAGTTGCAGCACCTAATGCTGTTAAAGATGCAGTTCCGTTACCAATAAATAAACTATTAGCTAATAAACTTGTCAAACCTGTACCACCACTGGCAACGGGTAATGTACCTGCTACCCCGGATGAAAGGCTAATAGGACCTGTTAAAAATTGAGATGTCGTGTTGTCACAGTTTGATAAATCTATATTGTTTTCATTAACTTGTAAAACAATATTGTTACTTACAGTTGCTACAGTTAATAAAGCATCAAAAGACTTAATTCCTTTAAAATTTAAAGTATTCTTATTTGTTATATTTACATATAACAGTTCACTACTTGTCCCTATTGTATTAAAATTTGGAAACAAATCTTGAATTAACAGCTTATAGTTAGCTGCTGTTCCGTCTGCTAATGGAAGATAATGAGTAGCTCCTATGCTAGTTTTAGCAATTGCTGTTAATGCACTTATAGGTAATGACATGTTATTCTAATTTTATTTTTGAAGAGTCTTCTAGGTAAATAAAGCTTAAATCTTCTAACAACAAGTATGGAGCAGTATCTACTACAGGTGTTGTTGCAGTTGAATTTGAGGTAATACAATCTTTACAAAAATTAAGTGTAAAGTAATTTACAAATGTTTGAATGTATGGAACATTGCTTGATGGAGTTACAGTACCTGTATACGATACTCCTGGCATTGTAGCCCCATTAAATATACAGTCTAAAGAGGATGTTGCATCTTTTCTGTTTAGAAGATAAAGAACTAATTCTAATTTTTTAAGTTCTAGGGTAGAACATTTCATTCCCCCTACAATCTTGTTGTAGAAGCCAGTACCTTTAGTAGCAAGACATAGCCCTAAAGTGCTCAACATTTGGTCGAACGTTACATTATTTATTCTATTTGGAACGTATGCCATACTTTCTATGCCAAACTCTAAATTATTTCTTTTATCTGGAACATCTCCCATATTCCCTGTTTAACATCCACAAGCACAAACTTCTGTACAGAATTCTTTGGCTTTGGTGTATTTATTAATTGCATCAGTTACATTGTCGTTAATTGCACTATACTTAGCAGATTCTGCTAGTAAGTGAACTTTTTCTGCTCTATGCAGATCCTCATCACAACGATCACAATTACATGTGCAATTAATTGCATCATTTACTAAATTTGCTATGCAGCAGTCTAGTTCACAGGTTCCTACTGAATATTTTTCAATGCTTACAGATGATCCATTTAGAGAGTCAATTGTAATAACTCCAGTAAAGGTTTCATTGGCTTGTACAGATGTAATCACCCATTGCCATGTTGTACCACTTGGGTTAGTCAAAGTACCTACAGTATTTGAATTAAAAGTAGTAGTGGTAATCTCGTTAGTAAAATTAGCAGGGGTTGGTTGCCCTTGAAATACTGCAGTTAATGTTTTGCAGTCAGCAGAGATTGTAACACTGGTAATTGAGGTAATTGCCATTAGAACTTAAATTATATGGTAAAGATAATAAAAAGTAGGGGATTTGACTCCCCCACTTTTTAAATTTAGTTTAAGATTACACGTTAGGTTGTAACACAACGTCAGTTGCTTGCTCTTCGTCAGTTGTAATTGCAATTCCAAATGCAGTAGCAAAGTCTGCAGCAGTTGATAATGCAGTTGAAGAACTACCGAAGAATACTTTCAAAGTGTTAATTTCACCTGCACGAGCAATACCAGTAGAAGCTGGCCAGTCATGCTTGTATTGAATTTCCAACATATCATATGCATATCCAGGTTGAGCATAATCAACTTGTGGAGTTGCAAAATACATACGGTTGAAGTTACCATAACGAGCACGTTGAGATTTCTCTGCAGAAATAACTTGAGTGTAGTTAGTACCAGGAGTAAAACGAGTTGCAGCAACTGTTCCCGGAGGTGTTGCAGTTCCATCAGAGTACTGAGCAATCAAATCAAATTCAACACCTTGGTGACGTGCAGTCAAAGCTAAAGTAGCTGAACTAGTAGCGTTGTAAGAGAAGATAGAACTCAAAGTTGGGTTAGCCAAAATTGCAGCTTTAGCAAAATCACAAGCAGCAGTAGCACTAGCAGTGTTAACACCAGCTGGGATTTCGATGTTGAAGATCATACGACCTGCAGCAAAGTTACCAACCAATGGGAATACTTTAGGAACGTTTGGAAGACCAGATGTACCAATAACATCCAAGTTAAGGTTGTTAGGGTTAGCAAAAGACTCGTAGCTAGTAGGAGCAGTACGAAGTGCAATACGAAGCATTACGTTCTTGGTAGTAACCATAGCAGTACCACCTGCAGGGTTCCAAGTTTGAATTGGATGTTGTTGAACGTCAGATGCAAAACCGTTGTAGTTAATACGAACGATGTTAGCTACATCAATGATTGGAGTAGAGATAATGTTACCCAAAGTAGATTGAGTAAATTGAACTCTTCTCAAGTCTGTCAAACCAGCTACAGTATACGATCCCCCAGATACTGCTGCAGTAGCAGTCAGAGCTGCCCCAGACAAATCAGTTGTAGGTGCAGCTGATAATACAAACTGTGTAGCGTTAGTTATGCTACTAACAGTTGTACCTCCAGGAATTACTCCTGCTCCAGCAGTTTTAACAACAGTCATTCCTGCAACCAATCCAGCAGTGCTTGTTACAGTAACTGTAGTTCCAAGGCTAGTAGTAGAAGCATTAGCTAAGTTAATTGAAGTTATACCTGCATCAATGTTCCAGATACCAAATCTGCTAGCATTAGCAGTTGCTGCAGAAGTGTTAAAATTACTTCCAGTTAACATACTTACGTTGTTAACTACAAATACTTGATTTAAATTAGACGGTCCCATTTTTTTAATTTTTAGGGGTTAAACACACATTATTTAATTATTCACTCTCAAATGTTTCCATTGTTTGAGTTTGATACCTTGGGTCTTGAATACCTTCCAGTATACTTTTTACAGCCATCTCAACTATTTCATGGTGAGTGTGAACAGCTAATTCACAACCTACTCCATTAGTATATGAGATTTCTACAGGTTTCCGAATGTATTTTATTTTAACACTCGGTACTACAAATTCTTGATCGGTGTAAACATCGATGTAATTTTCTTCAATTGTATATGTTGGCTCTTTGTACCAAGCTCTATTGAATGGATCGTCCATCATATACAGAATATCGTCATGTTGTCCAAATGATGCTAGAGATATTCTATAGCTTCCTGTTGGATACGTTCTAGTTGTCTTAGTAATTGTTTCAGTTACAGCATGTTGCAAATAAATTGCACTTGCCATGTTTCCTGGTAAAATCCAAGTTGATTGTACTGAAACAGGATTTCCACTTCCCCAAATTGTACCGTCCCAAGAGTTATTAACTAAATAAACTTGGTTGCTATCTAAGTATGGGTTTTGTTGAGAAGTTGCCCCAGCTGTTCCTTCAGGGAAAGACATTGCAGGTCTTATACCGAAGTTATAGTTGTTGCTATCATACAGCTGATCTGTTGTAATAGTTTCCCCGATAGGAAGATTCATTATTCCTTCCCATTCTGCCATTGAACTGCTCCATCTGTCAAAGGTAGTTAATACATACCCAGGTGCAGGAGGAGTTAAATCAATTCTAACACCACTTACTACGTTAGTTTGTGGTACTATTAAGCTTTGAATGTTTACATTACATGTGTAATAAACATTAGCTCTTACTGATATTAAAAACAAATAGTCTAGTGGCAGGGTATACCTGTCCACATAGACATTTGAATAATTTGAAGTATAGACAAGACCTTCACTTGCAGTAGCACCTGAGTTTTCTACTAATAAGTTACGAAGATCGTCTATTCTTTTCTGTGACTGCTCGAAACCTTTCCCCAAACGATTAGACGTGTAGTTGAATCTTTGCTTGATGAATCTCATCATAGCAAGGTTTAACTCATGGTCTATCTCCTGAGGTAACAAGTTATCAACCTGGAAGGATGCAATTTTTTGCACCCCTTGGTTGACAGCTATATGCATTTCGTTAACAGTCATTGACTAGTTAGTTTTAGTGTTGTACTTCTTTCAAACGAGCTCTCATAGTATTCACTGCTCCAGAGTTCTTCTTGTTTTTGAAGTAGATGATTGTATCCTTAATATCCTCTCCCAAAGTCTCGTCTTCAAAGATAACTTGATTTCCGATTCTTCTAAGCACAGATTGCTCAATCATTTCTTCAATTTCTGCACGTAGTTCTAGATCTGCATCTAAAGCATAACGTAAGAATCTTTCTGGACTAGCTTCTTTAAGCTCGTACAAATTGTTTTCGAGTTCAATTTCAGACAATCTTGAAGGATCTCCTGAAGTTAATACTCTTGTAATTGCTCTCATCTTGTCGAAGTTTCCAGTAAGCTTGATAAATTCCTTATCAGCATCCTTTTTAACTTGGACTCTAGCATGTTTCTTCAACAAGTCTTTAGCTGGATCGTAGATGTAGAATCTCTTTTCAGAGTTGCTTCTCATCTCTTCCTCGTTTGCTGCAACTTGTCTATGCTTTCTACACCATTGGTAATGAATAAAATCCATTACATTCTCCGGCATTCCATTTTCATCTGTGTCAATATTTAGCTCAACTCCTTCGAAAGGAACTTTTAATGCTAAACTTGCCCAGAAGTCTTTGGTCTTCTCTGGCCATTTCTCATGTCCAGGTGGTACGTCAATTACTTTTGCAAGAATTTTGTTTTCTTCTTCTCCATCCAATCCTTTGAGTGGCTGACGGTTCACATAAATTGAACCGATTTTGATCTTTGCTCCTGCTCGGATCTCTTTTGGTAAGTGGTTTAAAACCTCTAACCTTCTGATAATAACTGTCTTCATTTTTTTTATTGTTCTTTTTGTTTTAGTAAGTATTAGGGGAAAGAATAACCTAATATTTTAAAGCTATAAAGATAAAAAGGAGCAGGCAGAACCTGCCCCTTTTTTAGTGCAAACCAAACACAAATTACGATGCAATACACTTAAGATCTAAGCTTGTATCGAAACGACGAAGTAAGATACCAGCAGTCTTAAGCATATGAACAGATGCACCGTCTATATCACTAGCACGGCTATCGTTAGCAGTAAATCCTTTTGGAACTACTGAACCAGCAACACACCAACGAAGTAACTCACGACCTTTTTTATTGATCATTTGCAAGTTGTTTTCTCCGTCATAAGTTGATTGGTCAACGAATACCATACGGTAAGATTCAAGTGGAAGACCTGATACTGGGTGCTTCATAGAAGCTTGAGCAACAGGACCGTGATCAAACAAGTGAGACTTAACTACATTCACTGAGTAACCATCAACGTGTTGGTAGCTAGTGAAGTAACCGGTGATTCCCAAGTTACGACCAGATCCAGTGATGAAGTATGGTTGAGTTGTTTGTAGGAAAGTGTTAGCACCATAGTAAGACTTAAGAGCTTTGTCAAACTCACGAGCTCCACCAATACCAGTGTAAAGGGTAACTTGCTTGTCTGTAGCATCAGTCATACCATAGAACAAATCTCCAATTGTTTCTTCAAGTTTAGTTTGAGTCAACGTAGAGTAAGTGTCTTTGTTGATGATTTGCTCAAGAAGACCAGGACCTGAAATAACTGGCTGACCGTTCTCATCCAACATGGTAGAAGTACCAGATGAATCATGAGTTTTTTGACCGTACCAGTAGTACATTTCACACTCTTCTTTGAACTTCAACATGTGACGGTACTCTTCGTAATCCATCCACAACTTAGTTTTGCTACCTTCTTTCAAAGGAAGTTCGAATTGTGCAACATAGTCTTTAGCATTTCCAGAGAAGTGGTAAGACTTACGGATAGTTCCAATCTTAGAACGAACTAAACCTGGAGCAGTCCAGTTAGAAGCATTTCCACGAGAGAAATCTACACCTACGTTAGCATACAATTGACCCCAAAGAGCACCAGCAGTTACATCAGCCAAAGGAACGTTAGCAACGTCAGGAGATACAATTTTCAAAGTATACTTCCAACCAGCTCCGTCAATTACAGGCTCATCCATGATACGTGCCAATACACCTGATTGAGAAACAAGAGTGTAAGGGAATACAAACCATTTGTCTGGGAAAGTGATGAAGAATGGAGCTCCACCTGCACCAGCAGCTGCACCCAATCCAACAACAACAGGACGAACATTAATTTCGTGTGTTTTAACACGGTACTCATACTCGAAACGATCGATAGATTTAGTGTTTCCAACACCTTCAGTTAAGAAAGACAATGGGAACTTTTTCTCTTCACGACCTGCTAAGTGAGTAATAATAGGAGACAACTCCTCTGGACGTTCCATAAGTGCATTAACCAACGAGTTAGTGTCGGTCATTTGACTATCATTATAGTACGTCTTTAAAACTTGCATTACTGACATGATTCTTAGTTTTTAAAGTTAATTTGCGTTATTTTTCAAACAGCCTCTTTACATCCAGTTGGTCTGGATCAAATGTTTTTATTTTTCCTTTCTCAGCCTTTCCGAAATTCTTAATTCTTTCTTGATTGCTTTGAATTTTTTGTCTTAAGTTTTGAGCACTTGCTGTCTTAACTTTTGTTGAGATAATATCACTCAACTGTAGTTTCTTATACATCAAGTAGTCCAATGCTAATTTAGCTTCCATTTCTGCAGAAGCATAGTCAACGTCTCTTTTAGTACGTCCCTGCTTATCTACAGGCTTAGAGATGTAGTCAAAGAATTTTGCTTTTTCACGATCTGGAATTTTAATCCCAGCAAATTCTTTTCCTTGCTCAATTGTAGCTGCAACATTCTCCCAAAACTCTTCAGTTTGCTCTTGTTGTTGCTTTTGCAATTCTCTTTGACGAGCTACAATCTCTTCTCTTTCTTTAGCTTGTCCAGCTGCAAGATGTTTTTGAGCATTCAAAGCTCTGTCGTATAATTTACCAGAGTCTTCGTAATCCTCAATCATATCTTTGATGAAATCATCATCATGTCCTTTCTCTCTTAAGTATTCCGTTAAGAAACCTTTTTGAGTTCTAGCATCATCTCTGTCAATTTCAACTTGGCTATAATCCAATGCTGGATTGTAAGTTTGGAAGAATTTGTCAGGATCTCCACCAGCAAGAACATAATCAAGATGTTTCTGTACAGTAGGGAACTGCTCAAACAATGCTTGAAGTTGATCTTCTGCAATCTCTTTAGCAACGTCTTTAGTAAATTCTGCTAACCCTTCTTCAGTATCAGCATACTCTTTATCTAATTCGTAGCCTAAAGCTTTTGCAATTGAATCTGTGATAGAACCTTCACCGTCATCCTCAATGTCATCATCATCTACTTCATCATCAGAGTCATCAAAGACTCCTTTCTTAGTAGACGATTTACGAGGTGCAGGATCATTGTCCTCATCATCTTCATCATCATTGTTATTATCATCGATGTCGTCATCTTGATCTTCAAGATCGTCATCATTTTCAATGTTTTCAGCTTTATCCTCTTTTGGATCAGCTGCCTCAAGACCATCACCAATAAAGTCGTCGAAAGTGATGTCTGAGAAATCTAATTTGTCGTTTGGTTTACTCATAGATACAAAGTTATTACTTGTTTTCAATCAAAAAGCATAAATTTTATTTTTATACTTTGCTTTATTATATCACACTCGTCGTTTTCTGCCTACACAAGTGTAACATATTGGGCCTCCTAATTTTTTAAAAGTAGGTTTATAGTTAGGCCCGTATTTATCCCACCCTTTTAAAAATCTTTGGTATTCTTCTTCCTCTGTATTATGCTTTGCAGATCCTGCTTTATTATATACATTGTAATGATAGTTAAATACTTCCTTAGGGTTATTTGGATTTGGTTCTCCTAATTTACTTGTTTCTTTATAATATAACTTAGAAGCTAAAAGAGCTGCTTTAGGATCATCTTCTCTTAGAGCTTTTTCTAATTGCTGCCTGTTATTGTATCCGTTTCTTTCTAGTATATCTAAGACCTCTTTCTGCTTTGTCATATATCTACCTTTATCTCCTTTCGGAATATAGAAGTCATCTAAAGCAGTTTTATCTAACGACATAAAAGAATTTGTGTACCTTCGATTGTAGGCTTTTGGATTATTTCCATATGTACTTTCCATCCAGGCTGTCATTCTCATAGGAACTTCTGCCCCTGGTTTAAATGTTGGATCATGATACTTTAAGTATTCTATTCCATAGTCTATCTGATCTTGCTTATTAAGATTTTTCCAATCGTAATTTGCTAATTCATTTTGTTTATTTCGAATAGCTTCATCAGCAACTTTATTTGTTAATTCTGAGACTACTGGAATTTTTTGAAAACTTTCAGGAATTACTTGTTTTTTTATGTTCTCAGTGAGACCTTTTATATCATTAAAAGTTGATTTGTTTTTACCATACCCCCAATTAGATGCTTTATATTCTTCTATAGAATTATGGCCCATAGCTTTTGCTTTTGCAAATAGTTCTGGATTTTCACTAAATTTTATAGCATCTTCAATTGGACCTCCTTCTTTATACTTAAATCCACCAGTAGCAAATATAGCTCTGCCTTGATTGGGACCTGATTGCCCTGATACCATACCCATTGGAGAATTCTGTGATTGAACTCCTATTGGAGCAGGAGGCTGTGGAGGAGTAAAGTTAGGGGCAGGAGTTGGGGAACTAGGAATAGCAGGTATTTGTGGACCCTGCTGCATCTGTTGTTGAGGCATTTGCATAGGCATTTGCTCTTGCTGCATTTGCTGCAATTGCATTTGCTGCTCATATTCTCCAATTAAATCTTTACCTTGGTTGTAGTTAGCAAAGACATCTAATATGCTGCCAGGATATCCAACAGCTCTTGCTCTATACAGTAGCTCTTTCCTAGTAGCGTTATCCATAAGATTTATGATAAGAATTTAAGCTTATACTTAGCTGAGTTTAAAGTAGACTTAATAGCATCTAAATCATTTACAATTTCTGTGTAAGGCACAGCATCTTGTAATTTAGAAATTTTAGAATGAAGTTCTTCAATGTAACTAATTGCTTCTTTAACACTTGACATTGCAGGGGCACAAACATTTGCTGGCATATCTGCAGGATACTTTGGGATCTCTCCAGTTGCACCTTGATAGCCTTCTGCAATATTATCTGCAAGTCCTGGCAATGCATCATACAATTCGTTAAGGGCTTTATGGGCAGCATAGCTTCCAGGTCCTGTAATTGTTAAGTGTAGGATGTGGAACTTAGTCGATGCATCCATTAATTCTACTACTAAGCCTGGCACGGTTACTTTACCTTTAGCTGAGGCTACTTTGTCCATGTACTTCATTATTCTGAAATTTGTGAGTTAGCTTTAATATCTAAATCTCTTTCTTTTAAAGCTAACTCTTGTTGTTTAATTTGGAAGTCTTGCATCATTTTTTCTAATGTTGCACTAGATGATTTATCAGCAGCTTCAGCTCCAATTAATGCCACTTCAATTTGAAGTTGACGATCTTTTTCTTTATCTAAAGCTGCTTGTTGGATAGCTTGTTGTTGAACTTGAAGTTTAGCCTGCTCTTGCTCTTGCATAGCTTGGTCTTGAGCTTTCTTAAGTTCTTCTTGAGCTTTCTCAGCTTGAATGATTTTATCTTTAATTTGACTCAAGCTATCTGATTCGTACATAGCAATTGCTGCAGAAAGTGGAAGACCGTTCTGAACTGCTGCCTGAGCTAGTCCCTCAATCTTCTGTTTCTTATCAATGTCTTTACCTGCATCAGATACAAAGATTCCATATTCACTTTCCATATGAGTAATTGGGTCAATATCCAATTCATCAAATGATCCGTCAGGCATTACGTACGTTGCTTTTTTACCGTTAAGCCAAGCTTCTTTCGAATAGTCAAGTAAACCCTGTAGTTCTCTCTGCTCAAAGTTAGAGAACTTACGGAAGATATCTTCAGTAATGTGAGAAGATTGAACAATGGATTGCTGGGATGTGGCTTTTCCTTCATAAGTCCCCATTTGCCCTTGTCTCTGTCTTGTTACCCCGGAAAGTTTTTCCCATTCTAACATGATAGACTCAAGGAGAGTTAAGTATTGTGATATGGTCTTAATTGACATATCTAATACTGACTGGTGTTGAGGAGACAATTGAATTCCTTCTTTGTTGTAATCAACCCAAGCAATACCTGTACCTTCTACATAGTGCATGAACTTATCCATGTCCCAGTTTTTAGGGATCATGTTAATATCAAACTGAGCTACAATGTCTTTACTTCTAGCAATTGCTAATTCGAGACGGTACTTATAGATGTTATAATTAAGCTGATACGGAATACCAAGGCTGATCAACGACACGTTCTGTGAGTTGATGTCTGAGTATTTTCTTCCGTTAATCGGAAGTTTGCAAATCGATGGGTTGTCTAAACTGTTTCTTTGGTTAACGTAAGGTCTCATTTTAATATAGTACAGACCGTCAATACGTGTACCCTCCCAAACTTCGTTAACCCATTCCCACTCCATTTTGGCCCCAAGATCTTTTAACTCTTTTGGGAGTTTGTATTCTTCATCAACATCAAATGTTTCTTGATTGCCAGTGTTTGGATCGTTGTAAGTTACAAATCCAACTCTCTTTCTTGACTTCCAATAAACCGTTACAACTTCTACAAGTCGGTTACGGTAAATGTTATCATCAGCTCCAGCTGCTTCTGCACGATAAAGTAAGTAAGCTTGTGCTGCTGTATGTGTTGGAGTTTCTAATTGAAGAATTTGATCGTCAGTTAAAAAGTCTCCTAGATTGTCTATGATTGTAGAAGCATGTGCATACTTTCTAAGAATAGCCCAGTCACCATCTTCTACGAAGTCAATGTCTGGATCTTTATCAAAGTCGACATCTAATGGGTTAATAACTTCGTAGAAAGGTTCATTACGACGTACCCCTTTATGTGAGTAGCATTCCCCAGTTACTAAGAAGTGGAAGAATTGCTTTTGTAATTTGTCGTAAAACTCTGTGAAGTACATAATGTAGTTTAAAGCAGCCTGCCCTCTGATTGCTCTAGAGTCTACATAACTTCTATTGAATTCTTCTTGTATTTGCTTTGGAAGTGGAGGCTCTTCAGCTTCCATTCCTTCAGGTAATTGCCCTTGTTTAGCTAACTCACTTAAGAACTTTGCTTTAATGTTTGTAAGCATTAATTGCTTAAGTGTCTCTTCTTTGATGCTAATCGAATCAGAGTTTTGCACTGTAACAGTAAACTCTAATGGACGTTTAGATTTTTCTCCTAATAGAAGATCGATAACTGGCTTGATGATAGGATAGTTACGTAGCTTAGATGGAAAATTCTTTCTAGTCTTTCCGTAAGGTTTAAGTACGTAGTTGTAATCCTCTTCATCAATTACACCATTGTAATAATCGTAAAGAGATTTAAGATATGTACGACGTTCACTAATACCAAACTTAGAAAGATTGATAAATGCATCTACACATGATTTCTGCCATGCCTCATTTTTTTGAGACAATGGGATTCGTTGTTTTGGGATATGGGCTTGTCCGTACATTAATACAAAATTAGTGTCGTTTTACTTACGGGTATAAAGATAATGATTTTTAGTTGATTATTTATTATATCTCACTCAGTATTAACCGTAGTTTTTGTCAAACCAGTCATTTTTAGAGTTATCGTGGTCATCAAACTTAAGTTCCTTATTGTATAACTCTCGTGTGTGATACATCCCAATCATGAATGCCATGGCACGGTCAAAGTTGCCCTGCCTGTTAAATTTGATTAACTCTAGTAATAAAGCTGGGTCATAAATCTTGTGCATATTGAGAGTTACGTCCCCATCTTCGTTTACCCCTCTACCACTAACTAACCAGTCTCTGATATACAATTCACCTTGAGCTTTACGTTGTTCGGTCATGTGCATACCGTACTGTCGTTTTACTGTCTTACTTCTAAGATCTCTCTTATCCAGCATTTCGAACTCTTCCTGTAGCATATGCATTTTTCTAAATCGTTTTGCATAGGCAATAACTTCTCCTCGGTCATTCTCAAATCCAATCTTTGCATTGTAGTATTCAGCCAGCATAAATAGATTTCTATTGTAGTCATCTTGGGTCTGAGGCCTTCCGACATACGAAGCCACAATGATATCATCAGGCTTAGAAATGTTGTTCGGGACTTTAATAACATATGCTGCACCGAGAGATGTAGCTGATGCTGACTTTCCTTGTGCATATGGGTCATGGCAAATTATGTATAAGTTCTTTGGGGTGATATCTTCTATCTCTGTTTTAAATGGAGGTTCGTAAATAACTATGGCCCCGGTTAAATTGTCGTCCTTTCTGTGTGGAAACTTAACAATAGGTTTAAGGTTGAAGTCAGGTCTGAAACTAACTTTACCTTTACTATCGTAGTACATCTCACCTGCTACCCCAATCTTTTGGAGATCGTTAGCAATTACTCTGTTGTACTGTTCTTTTAAAGATGATACGTCAAAGGTATTTGCAGTAACTTGAAGTGTAGCTTCTTGTGGAGTGAACGGCATCTCGGCAATGTACTGGTCAAATGCTTTTGGATCGTTACCTTTCTTTTTCTTCTCCCTTTGAGCTTCTTCGTAAGCAATTGCTTCCTCGATTAAGCTGTTACCATTCTCGTCAATAAAACCATCTAAGTTTTTGTAGATGGGGACAAAATATCCACAGGTAGTCCCCATAGCCCCAGCATCCCAATCGTTTTCAAATCCAAGGCAGTCATAAGCTTCAGGGTGGTAAAACAATTCCTCCATACCTTCAAAACCTGGACCTTCTTCTCCACCTGTTCCAAATGCAACCATTGTCCCAAGAGTTTTAGAACCTTGTCTCATTGTAGGCATTGCTACCTCCCAAGCTTTTAACAGTCCTGCAAAAGATCCTGCTTCTTCAAAGAAGATCAATTCACCTGCTTTACCACGGATTTTATCTGGATCATCTTTTAAGGATACCCCGATAATCTGTGATTTAAAGCCTAAGGTAACGTCGGCTCCGTTTACATTCTTTTTGTAACCAGACTGCTTGTGCATCTCTCTATCGATAAGTCTAGGCTGAGTCCAAGCTGTGTTGTCATCTATGAATGAGACAATGTCCCAAGCTTTAGATAACATTCCATCTCCAGTTAAGTATTGCTTGTCAGAAGCAAATACAAAATTCTTAGAATTCCTAATATGGAAGTAGTTACGGCAAAGCATAGCTGCAGCCTTGTAGGAGAATCCTTTTCGACGAGCCTTGAGAACCACGAGATGTTTGTTTTCTCTACGTGCTCTATCAACCGAGTTAAAGTATTCGAAGTCACCGTCATAAAATGCTGGGAAGCTTCTATCACGTCGTGAGATAATTTCACCATCAGGTTGTTCTTCATCTATAATCCTATCTATTGGACAATAATTTAAGTAAAAGTAGTGAAATCCAGAAATCTTTATTCCATTAACTTCGTACCCATGCATGCATCTATTCTGCTCTTCATCCCAATACTCATAGTATTGCTTTGTACCAGGAAGAGCATCAGTATAAAAGCCATACTCAATGTAATGAGCTGCAGCTGGGGCAAATAAATGTGTGTCTTTAAGCTTACTCACTGTACTTATTAGTTTTTACTCCTGCTCTGTTTGGACTATCCTTGGCTTGTTGCTTTTGAATCAACTCTTCTAGTCTATCTAGGCCTTCGATTACCTCTCCAACCTTTGAAAGGTTTGATAGAAGGTCTTTTGCTTGATATACTAACTTTCCATTTTCATCCAGAGCTGTAAGGTCAATTGTTTTAAAGTAGTTCTCTAGTTTGTTCACAGACAAACGTGCAGATTTAAGAAGTTTAGTAGCATGAGTGTCAGATAGTTCCTTGTACTTATCTACTCCGGCCGTTAATTTAGGGGTTATCTTCACCCCTAAGTCTTTCATTAAAACTTCTTGACGTTCTTCATCGTCATATGCTGCATAACTAGATCTGTGGTCCACAAAGAAGTAGATAAAGCTTAGTTCTTTAACTGTAAGCTTTTCAAATTCAGGGATAGTCAGGGCATACACTGATGGTATGACCATGTTATTATTTACCGTTAGCAAGTCTTTCATTTTTCCTTCTTTTTAGTTCGTTTATGTGGGCAATCCTAGACTTCTTTGCATGAAATTTTCCAAAATATGGGAGCCTAATTGTTTCAAAATCTCCAAGCTTGATAATCTTAGCAGCATACTTGAATTGGTGGTACACCATATCTTCTACTTTGTTAAGAGGAAGATTATACTTAGTTGCCAGCTTCTGGATTATCGTCTTTTCTTTCATCTTTTAATTTTAAAGGTTTTCCACTTTCCCCAACTTTAATTTTTGGCCATCTAGATGGTTTGTCTGGACATGCTTGACTTTGCCAAGCTCCTTTAGCTTCTACCCAACATCCACACAGACTGCAACGTCCGTCTTTCTTTTCGTCTAAAACTAAGTTTGGACATGTGTTGCATGCATCCATTCTTTCTAAGAATTGTGCTTCGGTTACAGGCTTCATTCCTGAAGCTGCATGCTTGATTACTGCTACTGTAAAGTTAGCTAGCATTTTAAGTCTTGATGGTAATTTACTCATGTGGAACTTCTGTTAATTGCAATAATAATACTTTACCTTTTCCATCCTGCACAACTGATAAGCACATGTTTTCAATGTAAAAGTATGTGATTACTTTATTTGAGTTGAATGTTATCATTGTGGGGTGATGTTGATTTGCACTTGCTCTTTCTTAAGTAGTGGGACCAAAGCATATCCGTTTGCTGTCTGCACGATAGCTTTTTTATCCTTCAATCGTTTAACGTAATTGTTTAACGTGTTGTGATCTTTGATTTCCATTGCATCTGCTACTTTCTTTTTATTAGCAGGAGAGCATAAGTTTACAGTTTCACTTAAGTCAATTAGGTTAGCTAGAACTCTTAACTCTGTGTCTGTTAGTTCTAGAATTCCGTTAAATACTTGAAGAAACTTAAGGGTGTTGTTTGTTTTGATGTTAATCTTCCTC